GGTGGCATCCAGTGGACAGACGGTGACGCTGAACTGCTCGGCCTGCGGCGGGGTGCCGGTGGGGGTCGGGCTGGGCGTCGGGGTAGGACTGGGTGTGGGAGTCGGCGTCGGGGTCGGGGTCGGGGTCGGGGTGGGCGGTGGTGGCGGTGGGACTTCCGGGCACTCGGCGGCTGGTTCGGCCTGCCCGATGTCCTCCTCGATGACGAGGCTGCGGCCCTGACCGTCGGAGAAGATGACTCCGACGCTGACCGGGCTGACCGGGATCGCGTTCTCGCTGACGCTGATCGGGTTGTCGCCTGTCTGCAGCACCTCGTTGACGCCCGGCGTGCCCGTGTACTTGCACACGAACCACTTGGCGTTGTCGGTGGCGGCGACCGGCATGGATAGCAGGATCAGGATGAGGCCGAGCAGCATGCTGGTGAATGAGGCGCGACGCATGGATTCCCTCCGTGGTGTGGTGGCGTAGATCGCACGAGTGTACTTGTGCGGCGTGCTATGGTGCGCCCAATAGAACAGGAGTCATCGGTGCTCGAAGGATCGTCCCCCGATCCTGAGCAGTCGTCTGTAGAACCCGAGGCCACCGAGCCCCCCGCCGAGGAGGGCACGGTCGTTGAGGAGCAGCACACGGCTGAACAGGTCGAAGCCATCTGGAAGAACCGGGTCAGCCAGAAAGACAGAGCGCACGCCGCCGCCGAGGCCGCACTGCGATCCCAGATTGACGAGTTGAATCGTCAGAACGCGGGCAAGCAGGCAGCCGATCAGGCGACCATGAGCGATGTCGAACGCGAGAAAGCCCGAGCAGACGCAGCTGAACAGCGTGCAGCGGAGGCGGAACGTCAGCGATCCGTTGACATCCGCAGCCTGAAGTACACAGCAGCCGCCGAACTCTTGGACCCGACCGAGCTGGCAGCCATGGATGAAGCGCGCTTGGCCGCACTGAACGCCCGTCTGACGGGCGACCCAGATGCGCCGCCGCCTCCCCGGGTGGACCCGAACAGTGCGCCGAAACGGTCTTCAGCGCCACCGTCCCCGCTGCGGGAGAAGACGGTCGCCGAGCTGGAGTCGGACCTGAAACGGCTAGAGCCTGAGTACCGGCAGCAGCTCGACCAGCGAGGGTAGGGCGACCGGAACTCAGGGAGTCCAACGGCTTCAGGAGTTTCGGAACATGGCTGTCCTCACCGCCACCGGTGGCAGCGCCACCACCAACTTCGACAAGACCGTCACCGCCTTGGTGCTGCGTCGAATCGAGGAGAACCTGCGTGACAACGCGGTGTACATGCAGGAGGGTGCCTTCGTACGGGGTCAGCTGATCCCGGGCACCAACCTCATCCGGCACATCGCCTACAGCGACCTGTCGGTCAGCACCAACAACAACACCGTCGTCCCCGGCACCACGCCGTGGCTGACTGAGGGTGTGCCGCCCACCGAGGAATCGCTTGCGATCCTGTGGGAGGAGTACGGCGCACAGCAGGCTGGCCGCACTGTGGCCATCACCGACGTGGCGCTGGCCCAGTCCCCGCACCAGCTGATGACCGTCGCCGCCGAGCGGGTCGGCATCAACGCCGCACAGACCATCGACCTGTTCGTGGCCAACGTGCTGCACGCGGGCACCGCCCGGGTGCTGTACGCCGGTGCGGCCACCACCCGGGTCACCGTGGCCGCCACCCACATCCTGACCGGTGCGCTCATCCGGCGCGCCGTGGCCGTGCTGCGCACCGCCAACGTGGAGCCGTTCCCCGACGGCTACTACCACGCCTTCATCAGCCCCATGGTCCTGTTCGACCTGCAGGGTGACACCGCTGCGGGCGGCTGGATCGACGCCGCACGCTATGCGACGCCTGAGAACTTCCTGACGGGAGAGGTGGGGCGCTACATGGGCGTGCGCTTCATCGAAACCAACATCGGCACCAACTTCGCCAACACCGGCGTGGGCGGCACGGTGGACGTGTACAGCACGTTCATCTTCGGCCCCAACGCCTTCGCGTTCGGCGATCTGCAGTCCGTGCAGGCCTATCTGGTCAGCCCCGGTGGCGACCACACCGACCCGCTGGCCCAGAAGGCGCTGGTGGGCTGGAAGGCCATGTTCGGCACCAAGCTCATGGGCATCACCGGCGCAGGCAACAAGTACCTGCGCATCGAGTCCGCGTCGTCAATCGGCGCAAACTAGAGTCCTTCGGGCGGGGGGTGGGCAGTTGCCCTCCGCCCGAGGATTCATGGAGGCGTCATGACCACGCTGGCCGAGCTGCGGACGAAGGTTTCACGTGACCTGCGTGACCCGCTGAACTCCGTATTCCTGCCGGTGTACGTGGACGACCTGATCAACTCGGGCATCGAGGAGATCAGCCGGGTCTACCCACGCGAGGTGATCGACAGCATCGTGCCGGTCGTCAACCAGACCGCCTATCCCACCGAGTGCACCACCGCCTTCCGCGCCGAGCTGTGGCGTGACGGCAAGCTGTACTCGACCTTGACCGCACAAGACTCCGACATCCCCGGCAGCGGCTGGGATCTGTGGGGCGGCGAGTTCATCCTGACCGACGGCAGCATCCGAGCCATGCTCCCGGCCCGCGACTCGATCCGAGTGTGGGGCTACGCCGACCGCGCCCAGCTGCTGGCCGACGCACAGGTGGCCGAGCTGGACGTGCCGGGCGAGTGGGGCGTGCGCCACTACAGCCGGGCCACCGCCTTCCAGCTGATGCAGTCCGACCGTGCCCTGTTCAAGCAGTGGCAGGCCATGTCGCAGGCCACCGACCTGTCGCCCAACCAGCTGACCCAGATGGTCGGCTTCTTCACCAGTGAGTGGGATCGCACCCGGAACTACCTGCGCAAGTTGCGGCGGGTCTGACCCGTGGATCTAACCCGCACCATCGGCTATCGAGGCTTCGACCTCAACTCGCTGACCCTGAACGCTGGCAGCAACGACGCGGTGGGCTGCGAGGTCAAGCGCGTCGAGTGGCAGGGCGTGCCCGGCGTCGGCTACGACGAGAAGCGGGCCATGTCGGACGGCCACGACTTCAGCGACGTGTATCTGTCCAAGCGCATGCTGGGCATGGGTGGTGCGCTGTACGGTCGCAACCGGGGTGAGTTCTACGATCTGTGGCAGGCGTTGGTGACCGCACTGACCCCGACCAACGCCTACAACGCCAGCCCCGGAGATCGCGGCTTCCTGCCGCTCGACTTCTGGGTGCCGACCGCAGACAAGGCGGTCTGGCCGTCCGGCCAGATCCACAAGCTGATCTACGTGCGGCCAGCGGCCCAGCCGTCGATCACCTTCATCTCCGATGCCTCGGGCGGCAAGGATCAGGACGCACTGGCTGCCACGTGGGACGTGGTGTTCGAGGCGCGTGATCCCCGGGTGTACGCGTATGACTTGACCACCATCCTGATCCCGTCGGCCCACACTCCGTCGGCCACCGTCACGCTGGTCAACAAGGGTGACTACCCAGCACCGGTCAACATCCAGCTGTCATGGACGGCGGGCAACCGCAACCGCGTCAGCGCCATGCGCGTCGTCCTTGCCGGGGCCGATGCCACCATCTTGGTTGGTGCCACCACCAAGGCGGCGATGGTGGAATACAGCGCCGCCGAGCGCCTGATCACCGACACGGTGGGTGGGGTCGAAGCGCTGCGCATGGACATCATGACGTGGAAGACCGCCAAGACCGCACTGTACGTGCCGCCCGGCTCGCACTCGATGCTGTACGGCCACTACATGCACCCGCTGGCAGCTGGCTCACGGTTGTGGTTCCGCAGTAGCTGGGCCTGACGTGGCCAACAGTGCGCCCAACGTCCCCTCCAACCTCGCCCCAGATGGTGTGCTGGCCAAGACCGCCTCGCACTTCACGGGCAACTTCACTGACCCCGATCCCAACGACCGGCTGACGCAGGTTCGCATCGAGATACTGCAGCAAGTGGAGGGTGTATGGACCCTGATCTGGAGCACAACCACCGAAGTAACGGCCTCCGAGCGGGACGCCAGCGCCTTCTCGGTCCCGATCCCCGGGCAGGTCAAATCGCTGACCGACTACGTTTGGACGGCCAGCGTGGCGGATCAGCTGGGGGCGTGGAGTCCGGTCAGCAACTACATCTTCTTCCGCCAGCCGAACGCGTCACCCAGCGTGGTGCTGCGCCCGCTGTTCTCGGAGCAGTCCATGGCCGGAGTCCGCTTCCGTGGGGAGTTCTCGGACCCCGATCCCCAAGATCAGCTGGGCTCCCTCCGCATCCAGTTGCTGCCCCTGACACCGAATGGCGACCCCGCATGGGAGTCGGACGCCCTCCTGTGGGACACCGGCTGGATACCCGCCCTCGCTCCTGAGGTCACCAACAGCGAGTTCGACCGCCCCTATAGCGGAGCACCGCTGGCTGCGGGTGACTACTCGTGGCGGGCGGCGGTACGCGATGGGCGTGGTGCCAGCAGCGCGTGGGCCTACGGCAGCATCAGCATCCTGAGCGACTGGACCGACGATCCCGACGCCATCGACTTCACCTCTGGCTTCCGTGACAAGCACCCACCGGTGCGGGTGGTGCTGCGCAATCTGGGCCCCAACCGAGCGCCGGGCTCCATCACCGCCATCATCGAGGACGCCGCCAACATCGGGGCCAGCCTGTACCACAACAGCCCCGGCGAGTTCTACATGACCCTGCCCGGCAACCACCAGCAGCTGGGTGCCATCGAACCGTGGCGTACCCACTACGCCGTCCAGATCTGGATTGCTGGCAGTTGGCAGGAGCGCTTCAACGGGCTGATCACCGACTTCGACGCCACCGACAACGACATCGTGATCTACGGCGTGGACTACCTCGGCATGTTCGAGAAGATCATCGACAGCCGCTTCGTGGCGGGCAAGCCGGACCTGTCATACGCCAGTGGCGGCAGCAAGTACAGCGACGTGAGCCTGTCCGCCATCCTGCTGGATCAGGTCAAGCAGGCAGTGGCCAAGCTGTACGGCCCGCTGCACTTCCTCAAGATCGACACCGCCACGTGGCCGTCGTGGGCCGAGAAGGCCAGCATCTGGACCACCTACGCCAACCACCTCAGCACCATCACCGGCCTGATCGAGTCGCACCGTGCGGGCACCGGGGTGCGCACCCGCTTCTCGGTGGACGGCTCGGGCAGCACCTTCACCGCCAGACTCAGGAACAACGCGGGCAGCCAGCGCGCCAACCTGAAGATGGAGTATGGCGGGTTGGTGCAGGGCTTCCGGCTGACCGCCTTCGGTGACTTCTCGACCCGGGTGTACGGCATCGGTCGCTCGACCACCGGCCTCAAGCCGTTCTACTCCAACGCCCCCACCCCGGGCCTCAAGGCTGACCAGTGGGGCCAGCTGGAGACGGCACGCGTGTGGCCCGACGTGTATGACCAGAACGACCTGAACCGCCGCACCAAGCAGGCTGCCTCCACGGTGGGCCGCATCGGCAAGCGGGTGGCGCTGGGGCTGCGGGTGGACACCCTGCTGCCGCTGGATGGCTACAACATCTGCGACTGGCTGCCGGTCCACATCAAGCGCGGGGCCATCGACACCACCCGCTACGGCTCGGGCTGGTGGGTTATCGAGGGCGTCGAGTTCAAGGTCTACCCCGACGGCCACATGGAGAACACGCTGGTCCTGCTGCCGTTGGAGAGCCCGACGGCACCCAACCTCGACCTGTTGCCCGCACAAGAGATCTTCCCCGGCTCAGAGTGGAAGATCGGCTACCAGCCGCCGGGCCCTTCCGAGTCAGAGGCCAAGCTGTACCTCGACCTCAACACCGGCATCACCTACGAGCAGCAGCCGGATGGCAGCTGGACGGTGCTCGACAACCCCAACGCCTTGGCCGCACCAACTGGCCTCAGTTTGTCCAGTTCCCAGCAGCTGCAAGTCGATGGCACCACCGTCTCAATGCTGACCGCCAGCCTGACCCAGCCGGTCGGTGACGGCCTGCTGGGCAGCTTCGTGCAGATCACCGACATCACCGACAACAATCCGACCAATCCCGTCCCGCAGTGGGACAACCCCATCAGCCTGTTCATCCCGGCTGATGGCACGCAGGCCAGCCACGATGGGGTGGCAGGTGGCACCGAGTATTACGCCCGTGCAGCCAGCGAAACCAACTGGGGCCAGACCTCGGCGTGGACGCTGCCGGTCAGCACCCGGGCCTCGGTGGACAGCACCGCGCCCAGTACGCCCACCAGCCTCAAGGCCAGTGGTGCGGTCAAGGCCCTCATCGCCGAGTGGGACGTAAGCGAGGCACGCGACCTGAAGTTCTACGAGATCCGCTTCGCGCCGGATGCTGGTGCGGGCAGCGGGCCGGGCGCTGATCCGAGCTGGACCATCTACCGTGCCCGCACCAACGCCATCTACATCGGCGGCCTGCTGCCCGAGATCCGCTACTGGGTGCAGGTGCGAGCGGTGGATGCCACCGGCAACGTCGAGGATCAGGGCCCGCCCATCTCGGCCATGGACTTCATCACCCACCCCGAGACGGGTTGGTGCGCCCAAGTCAGCGCCGACACCACGCTGGTGGGGGGCGATGACATCCTGCCCGGCTCGATCACCTTCGAGCACATCGTGGCCAGCGGCCTCGATGCTGCGGTCATCACCGGCGGCACGCTGCGCATCAACACCTCCGACACCAGCATGATGGACGGCATCTGGGTCTACGGCCCGGGTGGCACGGTGGTCGGGCGCTGGGACGAGACGGGCCTGTACATCTACGACGAGACGGACTCCGGCGACTACCTGCAGATCGAGGGTGGTGGCATCTCCATCTACCGCGATGGAGTTCCGACCACCACCATCACCCCGGATGGCATCAACGCCTCGGCCATCAACTTCGGTGCGCTGCCCGGCGGCGGCAACATGATCCCCAACTCCAGTTTCGAGCTGGCTGGCTTCACCTCGGTGGTGGCCGCCAACCTGTGGACCTTGGCCGCTGACTGGACCGCATCGCAGGTGAGCACCACCAATCTGACCACCGGGGCATCGACCTTGACCATCACCAATCTGGCCTTCTGATGGCCACCGCCACCTACCCCGTCAATGAGAACCTGCCAGTCAACCTGAGCAGCGAGGCCAATGCCGGTGACCTGCACCTGCCAGTTGGGCGCTGGGCGGCGGGCACCGGCCTGACATGGGCCACCCGGGTGCTGCTGGGGGCATCGGTCAATCTCAGCGGCATGGTGGCCATCACCGAGGCGCGCCTGTACCTGTACCGCCACACTGCCGCCGGTTACCACGCCAAGGGCACCAGCACCGCCACCATCTACGCCCATCGCAAGACGGCGGACTGGAGCGAGGCCAGCGGCGGCAGCACCGCCACCGACGAGACGTGGAACTCGGGCGCGTCCTCCAGTCTGGTCGAGGCCAACTACGCGGCGCTGGTGGCTGGCGACTTCGCCAACGTTGACGATGGTGGCGATGGCACGTGGGTGTACATCCCCATCACCGGCATTGTTCGGGCGTGGAAGGCGGGCAGCACCGTCTACGGCATCCTGCTCATCAACGCCACCAGTGAGAGCAATGCCGCCTATGGCAAGGAGTTCTACTCGCGCCGCTCCAGCGGCAAGGCTCCCTACATCTGGATCGACTACACCACCAACGTCGCACCCACCACGGCCTCCCTTGCCAGCCCAATCGGCGGCGTCGTCGTCAATACCCTGACCCCCACGCTGGACTGGACGCACAACGACCCCGACGGTGACGCGCAGAGCGCCTACGAGGTGCAGGTCGATGCCGACAGCAACTCCTTCGCCTCGCCGGTGTGGGCATCGGGTCAGGTAGTCAGCAGCAATACGCAGGTTGTGGTCGGTACGGCCCTTGCCCGTGGGCCTCGTTACTTCTGGCGGGTACGCACCCGTGATCCATCTGGCCTGTGGGGCCCGTGGAATGTGCCCTACAACTCGTCCAGTTTCTTCGTCAACTCGCTGCCGGTTGCCACCCTGACCGAACCGGTCGGCAGTCCCGGCATCGCCACCCCGTACTACGTGGCCGGTGCCGGTCAGGCCAGCCCCTACATGATGGTGCGATGGGGCTATAGCGACGCCGACGGCCAAGCCCAGACCAAGTATCAGGTCGAGATCTACAGCGACAGCGCCGGGGTGCAGGGCGCACTGTTCTACGGCTCGGGTGAGATCACCAGCAGCGCCAAGGAACGGGCCTGTGCGGCCACCTTCGTGGAGGGCAGTTACTACTGGGCCCGGGTCCGCGTGTTCGACGGGATGGAGTGGAGCCTGTGGACAACGGCGCGGCGGGTGCGCATGCGCTGGGCGGTGGCCATCTATCGCAAGGATCTGGGCAGCGTGCCAACCGCCTACGGTGCGGTCACGGTGGTTACCAACACTGCGGCCAACCAAGCCGTCACCCTCGAATACAACTCCAATACCAGCTCCGCACTGCCGACTGATCCGTGGCGTTCGTCGCTGGCCAGCGTCACCAAGCGGCAGTGGTTGTTCTACCGCGTCTGGCTGTTCGGCTGGGGTAGTGCGGCCAGCACGCCCGCGCTGGATGGCATCACCATCAACACCACGCTGGGTGTGGTGCAGCCTGACCTGTGGCAGCCCAGTCCACTGGCCAGCATCGGTGCCTCCATCGAGGCCTCGGCCAAGGTGTTCGGCACCCAGTCGCTGCGCATCGAGGGCAGCGGCGGCACGCGCCGGGTATACGAGCTGGTGGATGTCGAGCCGGATACCGACTACATCCTGCAGGGCCGCATCCTGAGCATCGGCAACTCGGGAGCCCAGATCATCGTGGCTGACAGCGCAGCTGGTGCGGCCATCAGCGGCACTGGTGGGGTGACCGCCGATCAGTCGTTCATGACCATGACCGGGACGTACTGGAACTCGGGCCCACGGACGCAGGTGTACGTGGCCGCACAAGTCACCGGTGCGGTCGGCACAGCCGCACTGTTCGATGGCCTCAAGCTGGAGCCGGGCCGGGTGGCCTCGCCGTGGGTGCCCGGCCTGCTGGGTGCGGGTGCGGTGGTCGATGCCGGTGGCGTGCAGGTCGATGCCAGCGCGGGTGGCATCATGCGCCTGCGCACCACTGATGGCCGCACTGCCGAGCTGGATCAGCTGGTGAGCCGCCTGCGCTACATCCCGCTCATCCCCATCTACAACGTAGCCAGCGCCGCGACCACCACCAGCAACGTGGAAGTGCCCGCCAGTTCACCAGAGATAACGGTGCTGCCGACCACTGGGGTCAAGGCCATCGTCGGGGGCATCTTGGGCCAGTCCTCGGTGGCTGTGTCGGGCTCGTATGTCTACGTTCAGAACTGGGGCGGAGGTGGGGTTGGCGCTATCGTGTATGCGACGACAGCGACGTTGACTGCATCTTTGTTCCTGATCACAACGGGTGGTACAAACAACCGCCAGATGCAGTACACCGTGCGAGCCACTCAGGGATCGGCTGCCACGCTGACCTACTACGTCCGCGTGATTGGCTACTGGACTGAGCTGTGACAGTCATTCGTTCTGACCTTGCCGATGCGGATGGAGTCGAGGTCAGCACGTGGCTGATCGAGCATGGTGTCGGCGAGGTCAGCACCAGCGTCATTGGCGACGCCATGCACATCGCTTCGACCACCGATAGCGATGCTGAGATCGAGGCCGCACTGGAGGGGTTCGAGCCGACGGCGGCACGCGGTGAGTACGTGTACGTGCCGCCTGAACTCAGGCCGCACAAGGACCACCTCAAGGCCTACCGCGATGCGGAGCGCGACGGCACGATGACCTCGTGGACGACAGCCGAGTTCCGGCAGCGCACGGCCCACGCGCTGGCTGACGTGATCGAGTACATCCGGCGCGACCAGCAAGACGCATGATCCACCTGACCGACACTGAGGTGCTGTGGCTGGTCGGGGCCGTCGTGGTACTGGCCATCATCGCGGTCGGGCTGGCGCTGGAACTCGCGGCACAATGAGCCGCATGCGCCACCGCTGGGACTACACCGGATGGGCCATCGTCCTCATCGCCGCCGCGCTCGGGCTCGGCTGGGCGGGCACCATGCTGCTCGTGGCAGGGCCAAGGACGCCGCCCATCAGCGAAGCACAGGGTCAACTGCTGTCTGCCATCGGAGGCGGGCTGGTGGCCATCCTAGCCGCCTACATGGGTATGAACGCCAGCGGGCGCAGGCCACCCCGCGCACCCCGGGATGACGAAGACGATGACGTAGACTCGGACTCGTGACCGTGACTTTCCCGCCTGACGAGCTACCGACCTTCCCTGACATCGACCCCGACCACCCGGACGCACCGGCAGGGCGCACTATCCCCAACATCGGGAGCACCCGCAGCCCGGCTCCACTGGCCTCGTTCGGCAACCCGGTCAAGGGTCGCATCGGTCCACCCGGCCAGCCCGATCCGATCAGCCGCTTCGTGGTCACCCGTGCCTTCGGCGACGGTTCGCTGCCGCAGTACGGGACGCATGACGGGCTGGACATCGACAACGGTGGACCGGCTGGTGATCCGATCATCGCCATCGACCCCGGCACCGTGTACCAGTCCTTGTTCGACAGCGGCTCGGGTGGTGCGGGCATCGTGCGCATCAACCACGGTGGCGGCTGGACCAGTGGCTACGCGCACATGAACCGGCTCGATGTGCGGGTCGGCCAGACCGTCAGCAAGGGTCAGCAGCTGGGCACGCTGGACTCGACCGGCTGGGTGACTGGCCCGCACCTACACTTCGACACCACCTACAACGGCACGCGGGTCGATCCATGGCCACGCCTCGCGCAGAATCAGGCAGCAGGAGGAGGCTCGGCTGACGACATGATCTTTCGCACCCCCATCGTGACGCAGGAGTGGGACACCGTTCCCGGTAAGGCCTCGACCTTCACCCGACCGGATGGCACCACCGGCTACTTCTCTGCCAAGGAGCGCGTCAAGACCATCGCCGAGGGCACCATCGACGGCAATGACGTGCGCCTGCTGGACTACGGCACCAAGCACGAGGCGCTGACCATCGCGCGCGGCGGGCTCACCAACCCCGGGCCGCGTATCGTCGGCTCACCCAACGTGACAGCCGCCACCAAGGCGGGCCAGACGCAGGGCGCGGATGCCGTGCTGGAGGCAGCCAAGGTGGCGGCCAAGCGATATGGCGCTAGCTAGAACAGGACGTAGCGTGGAGGGTGAGCGATGACGACGGACCAACTTCTCCTGATCGGCGCGTTGATCTGCTTCCTGATCGAGACGATCCGTGGCTGGGTCAACCTCCCAAGCCAGCCCCACCTCGGCTGGCTCGGCCTCGCACTGTGGGTTCTCAGCCTGCTGACCTGATGATGCTGCTGCTGATCATGATTGGCATGCTGGCCGCACTGATCGCCATGTGGCTGTTCGGACAGCTCTGAGCTGGACGGGCCGCCGTATGATGGCCGCACCATTGACATCCCGACATCCACTTCGAGAAGGAGATCCCGTGACGACGGAGCAGACCAAGGCGACGGAGCAGAAGCCCACCAGCGGCACCAAGTCGGCCACCACCACCGCCAACGAGGCTGCGCCCAAGCCAGCCGAGGACATGGTGGAGAAGGTCGGGGTCACCGACGAGGGTGGCACCACCTACATTCCGGCGGCGATGAAGACCGTCTCGCCTGAGCAGCAGGAAGCGCTGACCGGCGCGGGCACCTCCGTCGCAGCTCAGTCGGCTGGCTCCGAGAAGCCGCACAACACCACCGTGTCCGCCGAGTACGTGCCGCCCAAGGAGGGCGAGCCGCAGTCACTCGGCACGCTGGTCGAGAACATTCCCGACATGAGCAAGACGCCGGAGGAGCAGGAGGAGGCAGCCGAGAAGAACAACGGCGGGCCTGCTGCCAAGGCCGACAAGAAGGACGACGAGTAACCGCCTCTCCTCGTCTGTCCTACGACGAAGCCCCCGGTGATGAGCCGGGGGCTTTGCCGTTCACTGACACCACACCACGGAGACACGCAGACCTTGGCGTCAGCTGAGAAGTTACACGTTATCCACCGTTTGCACAACGATTCGCAGCGTGCCGTCGGCTGATGTGGATAACTTGTTCTCACCCAGCAGGGCCTTGGCCGCACGTCGAATGTCCAGTTCGCCGTACGTCACCTCCTCGTCACTGAGCAGGTCGGCAAGTCGATTGGCGGTGGCTGGGCCGGTGGCTAGCACGTCGAGGATCTGCTCAGTCAGCGGAGCACGAGTGGTTGGTGCGGCCATGGCCTCGGGATAGAAGAAGGCCCCGCTGTTGGTCCACTCCAGCCGTATGTGCTGCTCGGGCATGTACGGCCCGAGGTTCGACTTGCGATGCACCAGCGTCAGGTGCGATCCACGGCTGTCGGGTGAGCGCAGTTCGCGCAACTCAAACGCGTTGCGCGCCGAGTTCCACTTGTACACCGAGCCGTACGGCTTTGCCGCGCCGGTTGCCCGGCGGCGGATGTCATCCCCGCTCACGTGGTCAATGGCCAAGACCGCACAATCCAGCGCACGCAGCGCCCGGAAGAAGCGGATCGCGCCTTCGCTGGCATCCGATCCATCCTTGGCGCTGTTCATGGCCATGCCCACACTGTCGATGATGACCAGCCCGATCTCGTTGTCGGCGATGTAGGCCGCCAGCTGGTTGATGCGATCCTCGATAGGCCGCACCAACGAGGAGTAACGGACCTCCGGCATCGGGACTTTCAACCCTCGGGCCGCCGCTTGTACCCGGGCCGCGATGTCCACCTCGTCGGTTTCCCAATCGAGGTACAAGACCTCGCGCTGGCGTGCGGCCATGTGCAGGAAGCCGGTGCCGGTCTGCACGCACACCGCCAGCGTGGCGGCGAGGATGCTCTTGCCCACCCCGCCCGCCCCGTACAGGATGGTCGGCTTGCCTGCCGGGATCAGCCCCTCCAGCAGGAACAGGGTCGGCGAGGTGGGAATGACCGTGTTGCGCAGGCTGACCACTTCGACCGGCGTGTTCTCGGCCTCGACCACCATCTGCGCCAGCTGTTCGAGGATGGCCGAGAAGTCGATGACCGCACCACCTTGGGACGGGATCAGGCGCTCCAGTGCGGTGGCGTAGTCCTTCCGGCTGCGCTCGCTGAGGAGCCAGCACTCCGCAATCAGCACGCTGTTGGTGTTGGGGATGGTGCGGGCTGTGTTGATCAGGGTGCTGGTGCCAAGCAGCGCGTACATGCTGCCGCTGCGCATGCGGATCTGGGTCACGTCGATGGTCAGCAGGTCAGGCTCGTAGTCGTCACCCAGCACGTAACGGTATCCAAGGCCCGTACTCGTCAGTCGAGAGTCCATCAGCCTGTGCCGGACGTGAGCCTCACCAGCAACGCAGACGCCACGTGATCGAAGGTCACGCCCTTCTGGGTGCGGATGGCCCAACCCATCTCGGTGCAGGTGCGCTCCAGTGCACGTGCCAGTTCACGCTGGATGCCGGGTGCGGTCAGTTCCAGTGACTCGGTGTGTTCGTCCCACGTTGCCTCCAGTGCTTGGCCGCACATCGGGCAGTGCTTGCTGTCCTCGGTCAGCTCGGGGATCTGGTCGGTGATGCTCATGATGCGATCTTCTCCAGTTGGATGGAGCCCAGCCCGTGGCCACCGTTGTTGAGGCCGCACGAGGGCGAGCCGCAGTACACGCGGCTGTCGTCCTTCATGATCGTCAGGCTGCGCACGCGGTCGTCATGCAGCGGGCACTTGACGGTGGTGCCCGGGCGGGCATTAGCAATGCCCCAACGCTGGATCAGTACCTCGCTGGCGCTGACGTTGGGGCCGTCGTACGGCTTGCGGAAGCCGAAGAAGTTGCCGAGGGTGCGGTGCTTCGGATAGCTGGCAGGCAGCTGAGGGGTTTGACTACCTGCCAGCCGCTTGATACTGGTCCCTGTCGTCAACTGCGTGCGCTCGATCAGGGAGCGGAAGCCGGGTTCCACGTCCTGCTTGTGGCTGTCCCACATCGGGTAGACCTGCTGGGTCTTGTGGTGCGGCATGCCGGGCAGACGCAGTGCGCCCACCGCCAGTCCGTCACCGATGTGCGGGAAGATCTCGACCAGTGGATCACGTGCGGTCTTGTCATCGAGCGCCAGTGCGATGGCCGCACGCAGCATGCGGTGCATCTGGCCGGTGGTCACTTCATCGAGGCTGACCACCCACAGGTGAGCGCCGCGCCGGGACTCGCACACCAGCGAGGGAATGTCGTGCTGGTCATCGAGGAAGGCAGCCACCTTGTGCGCCTGCTCCAGCCCGTCGGGGGTGTCGAAGTCGATGGCCCCCACCGGGGTGTGGCCATCCTCGCTGCCGAGGTAGGCGCTGACCGGGTAGTGGTGGCTGATGGCGCGGCGCACCACGTCCGGTTCCAGTGGCTCGCGCAGGACGCCCGCACCGTTGGCCACGTACAGGTCGAGGCGTGCTGCGAAGGTGGCGATATAGACGGCGACGATGGTGTCATCGCCCCAATCAGGGTCGCTAGGTTGCATCGTGTCTCCGCGTCGTGTGGTCGGGTGGTGTGGTGCCCGGGACCGCCTACTCTACGCCTCCTTTCACGATCCGAACAGGCAGGCCTCGGGCCTTGGCTTTCTGCACGCAATCCCACGTGCCGCTGGCGTCGGGTGTCGGGAACGCGACACAGAACGGGGCATCGAACAGACTCACGATGTCCACCATCCACTGGTTGCGGACGGAGCCACCCCGGTTGCCGAAGGCCCCCGCGTAGGGCACCGTCATCTCGATCAGGCCCTTGCTCTGGGCCCACGCCCCGGCCATGGAGTCGGCTCCGATGGCCGCACCATGGATGATGCCCACGATGCCGTAGCGGGCGTGCAGCTCCTCTAGGGTGGCGTGCAGCAGGTGTGCGTTCTTCCACTTGCGGGAGCCGGTCACCAGCAGCATCACTGCTCTGTGCCCTTGACCACGATCCAGCCGTCGGCCTCCAGCCGGTAGACGACGGTGTTGCACACGCATGGGCGGTCGGGATCACAGACGTACTCGTGCTGCACCGCCTCGGTGCCGATGATGGCCTTGGGGAAGGCGACCGCCAGCATCGCCGCCTCCTCCTGCTCGGGGGTCATCGGTGCCTGCGGGTGGAGTGGATGATCGACCACGCCACCGCACCCCATGCCATCGACCACGCCATCAGCGCCAGCAGTTCCAGCGGTGACACCAGAACGTCCCTCATGGCAGGGCCGGGAGAAAGGTGTAGTCCTTGGCCCCCTCGGCGCAGGCCGGGGTGTCGTTGCAGTAGCGCACGTTCTCGGTGAAGGTGCCCAGCACCGGGTCATGCCGCACGTTCTTCTGCACGCTGATCAGCGCGTCAGGGCGCACGCGCTTACAGACGTGGCAGGTCCATGTGCCCTCGCCGGGGCCGAGGCCGATCATCCCTCGTACCCCAGCGCCGTCAGCAGTGCGATCACTTCGCGTGTCTCCTTGGGCAGCGTCTCCTCCTTGTCCAGCAGGGTCTGCCCCATCGCGTCCTCGCCTGCCATCTGCAGTGCGGTGATGGCAGCCAGCCGGGCGTGGTAGCGCTTGACCATCTCGGTCAGCAGCGGGTACTTCGACCAGTCGATGGGCTCCCGGTCTGCGCCAAGTTCCACAGCCCGCTTCACGGAAGCCGGATGCAGGATGGTTGGTGCGGGCGGTGGTGCGTGCTTGGCCTTGCGGTGCATGGTCAGCGACATGTCATCGGCGAAGGTCGAGCCGCAGTCCGGGCACTCGACGTAGTTGTTGAGCTGCGGCACGATGGGCTTAGACCGCACTGTGCTGTCTCCGTTGCCCTTGGCTGCCTGCTTCTCCTTCTCCTCCTCGGCGAGCCGCGCCGCCAAGGGGCTGCCCTCCTTGGGAGCCGGACAGATCAGGCCCGTGTTGTCGTTGGCGAGGGTGTGCTGCTTGCGCGTGTTGTGGCAGTCGGGGCAGATGTCCCACGGCTTGGTGGTCAGCGGGTTCTCGGCATCATCGAAGGCCACCACGTTGGTGCGGTAGCCGCGCAGCCGGTAGTTGATCAGGTTGGCGCTGCTGCCTGAGCCGGTCTGGCGGAAGGTGACGATGCCCTGCTTCTGTAGATCCCACACCGCCTTGATGAAGTCGTGCGGGCTAACGCCCAGCTCGCGCCGCATCTCGTCGGTTTCCTTATGGACCCTGCCCTTGTCGTCAGCCTCGCGCTTCATCAGGTCATGCACCTGATCCCTGAGGCTGCGGCCTACCTCGGCTGGCTGCTCGTCCTCGGGCAGCCTGATGCCGACGAAGCGCTTGTCCTCGCGCACGATGGTGATGCGCCCGCTGCGCTCCCAGCCTGCGAGGGTGGCGGCAGTCCACGCGGTGGACATGTTGAACTTGGCAGCCATGTCACCCGACCAACCACGCTGGGTGCGCGAGGCGGTGGGGTCATAGGGTGGGATGACGCGCATGCCGTCCCTCAGGGGCAGGTTGCGAATCTCCTCGTATAGGCCTTGGCTGGCGGGTGAGCGTAGGAAGTCGGGAAGTGTGGCTACAACCATGATCGTGTCTCCTCTCGATTGGTGTGGACGGGCGGCGACGTTGTACGCCTCTTAGTCCGGCTTCGGTTCGACCGGCCACCCGCCCGGTTGTCTAGGCGCTCGGTCCCTTCTGGTCGCAGCCGGGCACCGGGCAGGCGTAGAAGGCGTTGTACTGGCGACCGGTGCGCTTGCTGATGCCACCGGGCACGACCTTCACGTCGTTGTGGATCGGGCACGCCCATGCCGGAGCCTGTCCGTTCTCGACGTACGGCTGCTGGGCGTACTGCTGCTGCGGCTGGCCCTGCATCGGCGGGCCCTGCACCTGCTGCTGGATGGTCTGGCCAGCACCACGCGGCAGCACGGCGGGCGGTGCGTCCATGTTGGGCGGGTACGGCTGCATCGGTGCGGCCTGTGCCTGCTGTGCCTGCGGCACGTCGTAGTGGAAGTCCTTGTCGTCGCGCTCGTCGTACAGATCACGGGCGATGCCCCACTGCACACCGGCGCGCTTGAAGGCGTCGGAGTGTGCGCCCTTGTCAGCCTCGATGGATGACGGCACGCCCACGTCCCACTTCCAGATCCAGTCCTCGCCGTCGCCGACGTTGAGGCCGATGCCCGCACGAACGGCGGTTGAGTTGGGCACCGACTCGAACACGACCTGCCAGTTGGCCGGGCCGACTGCTTCGTCCAGTCGATCCTGCACGAAGCGTGCGGTCACGTAGGCCAGCGTCTTGGCCGTGCCGTCAGGGTTCATGACCGGCTGGCGGTTGGCCCACACGCCCTTCTGGTGAATCTCGGACTGCGGCGTGGGTGCCTGCAGCACGCTGATCCAGTGGTCCTCGTTCTCGTTCTCCTCCGCGCCCTCCTGTGGCGGGTTGTCGTACGCCTCGGCAGGCGGCTCAACGTCCTCGCCGTCTGCGACGAGGGTGCCGGGTGGTTGGGTGGCCATTAGGGTCGTCCTCCTTTGATGAGGGTCACGGTGCTGGGCGCACCGATCAGGGTGGTGCCACCGGTCGCACGGTGTGCGACCAGCGGCTCGATGCTGTTCTGGTGATCGTTGAGGAAGCGGGCGAAGGCCAGCTGCCCAGCGAATCCAGCGAACAGTTGATTGGTAGGCCGCACTTCGACGTACTCCCACGACTCGGGAGCCAGATGCAGCAGGCCCATGCGCTCGGCGGCGAGCAGTTGCTGGGTGGCTTCCTCGTCACGCACGTTGTCGCTGCCGACGAACTCACCCATGGCGTAGGCCATGACCTGCACGGCGTGGTCGAGGTACACCCCGCCGCTGGACTTGTAATCGACCAGCGCCAGATGCCCAACGTCGAAGTATTCAGAGGCGGGCAGGTACAGCATGGCGTCGGCTGATCCGGCGTAGCCCAAGGTCAGGTTCCAGATCTGCTTCTCCTGCCAGATGACCTGTGCCTTGGTGCGCTCTAGGAAGTCGAGGTACTGCGCCACGTACTGGCGGACCTCGGGGTCGGTGATGCTGGCCAGTGGTGCGCCCGCACGAATGGCGTCATGGATGGCGGTGCCCCGGTCGCCAGCCAGATCGCGCTGCTCGGTGGCAGCCAGCCGCAGGTAGGTGCCGACCTCCTTGGCCACGTTCTTATCGCGCACCCGCTCGCGCTTGCGCACAGGGCGGGTGAGCATGGCGTCCACCACCTTGTGTTCCTCGATGGCGCGGTTGATGACCTGCGACAGCGACCAGTTGTGGAGCCGGAAGGGCATGCCCACCAGTCGGCGCAGGGTGGTGACGCTGGGGTACAGCACTCCGTTCCACTCGTAGAAACGCAGCCCCGTCTCGGGATCGGTGCGGGCATTGACAGGGTTAGTCATGCGCCGTAATCTCCCCGTCTCTGGTTTCGGTCCCCGCGATTGCATCAACGGGATTGTCCTCAGAGCGCAGTCTCGCCTGTCGCCTCCGGGTGGCAGGCGTTTCTGTGTCCTGCCACATCTCGCCCATGCCCATCAGGAAGGCGCGACCGTGCAGGTCGCACAGGTTGCTGTTCTGTGCGCCGATGACGTTGGCGTACTGCGTCTGGACCTGCAGCCATGGCCAGCCCACGCAGTCGGGCACGTCGCACAGCCCGGGCTTGTCCACCCGGCGCGAGACGCTGACGATGATGGGCGAGTCAGGCGGTCGCTTCACCGGGGTCATGACGACTCCACCTTGTCCTCCAGCAGCAGGCGTCGGCCCGCCACGCCGTTGACGTTGGCGCGGGTGCTGCGCAGGGTGCGGTCGGTGCGGTAGCGCAGCGAGGCGCGCAGCGATTCCAGTTCGACCTTGCCCATGCCCGCCACGAACAGGCTCTTGCCACCCAGCAGGGCCTCGATGGCCGCACCATAGCGGGGCCCGCCGCGCTTCATCAGCAGCTGCTCGGTCCAATCCCGGTCCACTTCCTCGAAGGCCAGTGCCCGCACCGTGGTGACCTCGGGATTCATCTCGTCGTTCACGTTCGTCTCCTTGCCACGTCGATGGCGATGCCCAGCAGTGCGACCAGTGCGATCTGTGCCCACGGGATGGGAGCCATGGACGATCCGAGTGCGGCTGCCGTGAACAGCAGCAGCAGCCGGACACTGACGCCGCCACCGATGGCCGCACCAGTACGTCGTGCGGCCTCTGCCACCCGGCTGGTCACCGACACCGGCGTGTCTTCGGCGGCTGGCAGGGTCGGCATCACAGGCCACCCCGCTGCAGCAGTGCGGTGCGCACCGTGTCGGCTGCCGTGTTGTCCTCGATCATGCGATTGTCGAAGCGCAGCACCACCCAGCCCAGCAGTGCGGCGAAGTTGTACTTCTCCATGTCCTTGGCCATGCCCGCACCCCGGCTGTGCCTGCCCTGCACGTAGCCGCCGCCCTCGACCTCGATGGCCACCTTGACCTCGGGATACGCGAAGTCGAAGCGCCACTTGCGCTTCAACTGCTGGGCGAACGGGTACTCGGCGGCTGGCTCGGGCAGACCGTTGATCCGCAACGAGCCAGCCATGGCCGCTTCCAGATCGGAGGGCTGTGCGGTCATGCGCTCGACTCGCTGGGATCGGCGGATGAGAGGCGGGCGCGGATGGCGCGGGCTGCGAACTGACAATCGCCCATGCCGATCATATGGGTGCCGGTGCATTGACCGGGATACGGCTGGCGGTCCTTGTTGTAGACGAGCAACCAATCGTGAAGCGGTGCCGCCAGCCGCTCCACGTCCAGTCCGCTATCTGGGGTGGGCTCAGGGGAGGCGAGGGCGGTTTCGGCCATCTCCGCCAGCACGGCCGCATCGTCACCGGGCTTGCGGCTTCGCTCCCATCCCTCGTCCGCGATCCGTCGCAGCGCCTCTGTGGCAGCCGGGACAGCGGCCTCGCGCTCGGCCAGTATGCCGTCGCACCTGTCCGCGATGGCATCCCCGAAGTCGGCGCTGTCAGTCTCCACCCATGATTCAGCCTTCTCGTCCCACCATCTCCATCGTTGAACCGAACGCCCTAAGCGCATCAATGCGACGTACAGGGCGGCTCTATCTGTCCGTGGCGTCACCGGGGTTGGGGTGTCAGTCATCCCTGCATCAGCCCCACCAGATCAGCCAGCACTTGGCTGTCGATGCTGGTGCCGTTGCGCCCGGTGATGACGGCCACTCCGTGTGGTTCGGTGCGGCCTGTGTCAGCCACCAGACGTGAGGCCAGCAGGTTGGAGTCTCGGCCCTCGCCCTCGTACAGGTTCAGTTCGACCTGTCCGTTGAGCAGCGGCACGACCTGCACCGGGTAGCCACCCAGCAGGTCAACCAGCCCGGGATAGTCAGGTGGTCCGTCGTAGGCAATCTCTGGCCCCTCGGCACCCGGTCGCAGGACCACGTGCGTGGCGGCAAGGTCATCGTTCATATCAGATTCCTTCGTGTCTCTGAGGAAGTAGTGTGCCGGAGAAGTATACCACGCTCCGGCAGTAATCAAGCAGTTATCGGCGGGTGATCCACACCCGCCGACGCTCCGACAGTTTCAGTTTCCGATTGCAGGTTGGGCACCGTGGCAGCACATCATCACCATCGTGCCGACGTGCGGCGATCAGTTCCCACAGCCAGCCGTGGCAGCGCCACTCCCATATCCACATCGCCTAGTCCTCGCCCTCCCATGCGTAGAAGTTGAGCCGGGGAATGTCTCGGTTGGCGGGATCGGCGAACGAGTCGAAGATCCAGTCGAGGATGTCGCCGACCGGGATGTCGAGATCCGGGGATGGTGCGGTCACCTGCTGGTGCGCCCATGCGCAGCTGCCGCACAGCGCTGGGTGATCGAAGTGGATCATGCTCTGCACCGAGTAGCCCAGCCCGCCGCCGCACTGTTCGCAGGTCAGGTACTGCGGCCACTCCCACGTGTGATACCACTTGGTGGTGGTGGCCCATGAGCCGCCCATCGCGGCCCACGTGTCCTCCGACCACACCACCCCGGGAGCGGGCCACCTGTTGCGGACCCTATCGCGGGTCATGGTCGAGGATGACCAGCACGACTTCCTCGTCGTCGGCTACCGGCCAGCCCTCTCGGCACACACAAGCGGCGTAGCCGCACGCCCCGAAGGTGGGGCGCACGGCCTCGTCGTAGGTGCGCATGTTGGTGATGTGCGCGGCAATGGGGTGGCCGCACGCACAGGTCAGGACGGTCATGGCCGCAGGCCCAACGCTCGCTGCTCGTGCACGTCGAGCCGCCTCTCGTTGTCGTACTTCCAGATCATCAGCGGCAGGCGGTGGTGTTCCCATGCCGCCTGCCACGCGTAGTCGAACCAGTCGAACTTGTCGTGCGCCGCCTGCTCCACGTTCTCGTACACCGGCATGGCAGACAAGTCCCAATAGATGAGGTCGCTTCGCCCCGGGTCGCGGGGCCGACCGTCTCGCTCGATCCAGCCCATCGCTTTCAGGCACTCGACCGGGTTGGTGAACAGTTCGGTGTGCCCACTGTCGTCGTAGTTGCCGTAGTGGCCCTGCCACAGGTGGGGTCGGGTGGGTGCGGGCATCACGAACTCCAATACGATTCGCTTCGCGGCGAAGCGGTGTACGGGGTGCCGATGCAGGCCGGGCAGTCGGGATCATGCAGCGCCCCGTACGGCCAGCCCTCGGGCGGTGCGGGCTTGCCCTGCCGCAGGTGCTGCGGCTCGGTGCTGCCTAGACCTGCCCTCGCCTCGGTCATGCGCACGATGTAGTCGAGGTCGTGCGACAGGTCGCGGGCCTGATCCAGCAGGTTGGTCAGTTCCTTGTGCATGCGGCTGCCGCGATGGAGGCCAGAGCGGGCCTCGTCAATGCGGATGCGCAGCATGCTCTCGGCAAGCCGCACTGCACGGATCGCCTCGGGATCGGGTGTGGTGGTGGCCATGTCAGTGAATCCTCTCGTCAGGTGTTGGGTGGTGGTGGTCACGGAACCAGCGCTCGTCTGATTCACGCTGGACTGCCAGCAGCAGGCGCTGGCTGGGCTTCTGCCACTCGCAGGTGTGGCTGACGTGCGGGTATCCGCTACCCGCACAGCCATGCTCACGCAGGTGAGCCAGCGCTCGTCGCGCGAGGGTGTCCTCGCTCTCGTCGGTCATGGGCGTGCCCGGGGGATGGCGTCGTACGCCAGCAGGAAGGCCGACCAGCCGCAGGTGCAGCCATCGTCGGGCTTGGGCACTTCGACCCACTCCCGACCGGCAGGCACCTGCACCTTGCAGTGGTGGTCGTGGCCGAAGCGCTCGCCGTGCGTCGTCTCGGCCCACTCCAGCAGCCGGTTGGCTGCCTGCTGCCGGGAGCGCTGGATCATCTCGCTGGCTGGGGTCATGACCGCACCACGATCAGGGTCAGGTGTTCAGCTCGCACCAGCCCGCCGTTGGCGACCGCTCGACGTGCGGCTGCCCGGGCAGTGGCCGCACCCTCGTGCAGCCCGACCACCAGCCCGGTGGCGGTGTCCACCGTGGCCCATGCCCGCACCGTCTGGTTCGCCAGTGCGGTGACGGTGGGGCTGCCGACCTGAGCGCCCGGCAACTCGGCCTCGATCTGGTCGGCTGCCACGTCGCCGGGGCTTGGCTCGTCCGCACCTTCGGGGTCTTGCCGCCACATGCCAGCGATGCCGATGATCTCGTCCTCGCCATTGGCGGGCACGATGCGCACGGCGCGCTCACCGTCCGCGTACCACGCCCGCACCGCCAGCCCCTTGATCAGGCCGTCGGGGTGGCTCTCGACCGGGACCACGTGGCCCTCGTACACGTCCTGCCACCAGTCGTGCTGCGTCATGCGCTCACCGCCTGTCGGCTGGACAGCGCCGCGATGCCAGCGAGAACCAGCACCACCACCATGATGATCGGCCCCAGCGCGGAGCCGCCGCTGGCCGCACCGCTGTGCGGCTGGTCGATGCACACCATCGTGCCGGTGGTGGTCTGGACCTCGATCTGCCCGACCGGGCAGTTGGATTCCAAGTAGTCGTCGCTTGCGTTCATCGTGTCTCCTGTGTGATCTGCCTCATCAGCGCTGGGCGATCAGCCCCAGCGGAAGCCCGCACAGTGCGGGCGTTTCGGCTAGTCGTTGGCGGCGATGCCGCCGCTGGCCTCGTGGTCGGTGTACTCCATGAGCCGTGCGTGGCCCTTGCAGTACGTGTCGCCCGGTCGGGCGGCGTAGTCGCACGCCTCGCACTTGTAGTGGTTGCAGCGCGGGCAGTACTTGCCGCTGCCGTCCTTGGCCACGATCCAGTCGTGAGCGTGCGGGTTGCTGGTGGCGTTGGTGTCGAGGCTGATCATCGTCGTGTCTCCTGCTGGTGGTGGGGTGATGGTTGTGCGGGTTGAATGGCCGGGGCTGGTGCGGACAACCACGAACGCACCGGCCCCGGCTGCGGGGCTGGCTGGCCTCAGGCCAGCCGCCCCATGATCTGGGCCATGGTCCGCGTGGCCAGCATCCAGTTGCCCTTCCACTCGACCACGTTCTCGCGTCCGTAGCACTGCTGCTGCGTTTCGGTCAGGCCGTTGTCGATAGCCACGCTGATGACCCCGACGCCAGCCTTGCGTGCGGTGTTGACCGCACCGGCCACGTAGGACTCGCTCTCGCACGGCGCACCGTCGCTGATGACGATGAGCAGCGCCCGCTCCCGGGCCTCAGTGCCGGGAATGATGCGGCCCTGTGTCAGTGCGGCAATGGCGGTGCCGTCGCGGTTGGCACCACCGGCACCGATGCTGGCCAGTTTGGCCACGCTGTCCCCGCGCCGGGTGTCCAGCCGCAGGTTGACGCTGGCGTCAGCACCGCTGGCCGTGTTGTGCGACCACACCGTCACGCGGGTGCCGGGGATGCGGCGCAGGCCCTCGACCAGCGTGGCCCCGATGCGGATGGCCTTTGTCATGTTGGCCCCGTGCATGCTGCCCGACGCGTCGATCAGCAGGTGCACGTTGAGTTGATCAGGGCTGGGCGCACCACGGCGCACGAACACCTGCGGGTCACCCCACGCGGTGGCTGCCACCTTGCGATCCAGCAGGCGTGAGCCGCTGGCCGCGATGCTGCGGTTGGTGCGGTGGGTGCGGGTCTGGACGAAGGCAGCCCGCACCATGGCCGCAGCGCCCATATCCACCGCGACCTCAGGCCGTGCGCTGTACGAGGGCCGCAGGTTCAGGCCGTCGTTGTCAGGATCGGTGCCACTGGCGAAGGCCATGAAGGCCGCACCATCAGCGCTGGGGGTGGTCGGCACGCGGTCGGTGATATCGACCGTGGCGGTGCTGCCGTCAGGATGGGTCACCGTCAGGCGCTCGACCCGGTTCTCGCTCATGCCGCCACGTGCAGCACGCGTGCGGGCAATCTGGCTGGCCATGGCCGCGTCGGTGGTGCGCTCGTCGTGGGTCAGCGCATCGGTGACGTGTGCGGGCAGCGGCTCTGCCAGCGCGTCGCGGTCAGTCTCAGCCTCGACGCTGTTGGTTTCGGTCGGGCGGTCGGCACCCTTGAGCGTGTCAGGGTTCTGGCTGGCACCCTCGCTGGGCTTGCCTGCAGGCCCTTCCGGCTTGGCGTCAGGGCTGGCCTCGCTGCCCTCACCCTCAGCCTCAGCGCTGCCGTCAGCCTCGCCCTCAGCGCTGCCGTCAGCCTCGCCCTGCTCGTCGCGCTGGTCGCCCTGCTCGTCGGCACGCTGCGCCTCGTCGCCAGCCTCGTCGATGGTGGCCGGGGCGTCAGGATCGTACTCGTCGTCGCCCTCGTCGCCAGCCTCACCGTCACCGTCGCCCTCGCTGGGCTGCGGCTGCGTTCCCGGCTGCACCACCGGAGCCTCGACCGGCAGGCCGCTGATGCGATCCAGCGCCTCAGCCACGGCTGCCAGATGGTGCGGGCTCTTGTCGCTGGCCTTGCCGCTGGTGGCACGCTTGGCCCAATCCTGCCACCACGTGCGCTCTGCCTGCAGCGCTGCGTCCGCAGCCCACGTGGTGTGCAGGTCGTAGCGGTTGGCAGCCAGCGCCAGCGAGAAGGCCTCGTCACGCGAACCCGGCAGCCGGGTGATGCTGCCAGCCGGGTAGCGCTGGGCCACCCACCACAGTGCGAGGTCGAACAGGCCAGCGAAGGCCGGGAACGTCTCGACAGTGCGGGCTTCCAGCCGCACGTCCTCGATCAGGTTCGAGAAGCGCTGGGCCAGCACGCGGTCAGCCATAGGCCGCACGCCGTAGTGCTTCTGGATCGCACGGCTGATGGCACCGCTGAGGCGGGCATGCCCAGCCTCATGCACTGCCAGCGCGCTGGTCACGCCCAGCCGCTCTGCCATGCTCAGTCGAAGGTCGCGCAGCGCTGCGCCGGTGACCTTCACCACGCGGTTGTCGAAGTCGGTGTAGGCGGTGCCACCAGTGGCCAGCCCGACGCTGTAGGCGTGCCCGCCGGTCAGGGCGTTCACGATGCTGCTGGTCTGGCGTAGTGCGGCCTCAGTGGCCTCGACGGTGGTGCTGTCGTCGTGGTCCCAGCCGAACCAGATGTTGTCCACCGCCTCGATCACGGCAGGCGCGTGCGTCCTGTCGAGCGTCGAGTCGGCGCTTGGTCCCTGTGCGGTCATCGGTGTCTCCTGTGGTTGTCTTGGCTTGTCGTCGTCAGTGCGCCGGGAGCCACCCGACGCAGACCGGGCCTCAGCCCGGTTTCGACAGTTGGTGCGGCCTACCAGACCACGCCTGACAGGATGGTCCTGACCTTGGCCTGCTCAGACGAGCCGCCGCCCTCGTGGCTGTAGTGGCGAAGCACGGCGCGCTCTGCAGCGCGGCGAGGATCGGCACCCTTGGCGATGGCGTGCGCCCAGCGCAGTGCCAGCCGCGTGCTGAGGGGAGCGTGCAGGCCAGACTTGGCGCTCTGCCTGATCTGGGCCGCACAGCGTGCGACCTTGGCAGCCTGATCGGCCTGCAGGCCCAGATGCCCAAACCGGGTCATCATCAGCCCCGCCTCGTCGGTCTCGCTCAGGTAGTCGAACGGCACCCGGTACTCAAGCCGGTCGCTCAGTGCGGGGTCCAGCGGCTGGGTGCCGACGCTGTACTCGCTGCCCACGTTGGCAGTGCACACGATCTGCACCTGCTTGTTGACGCGCTCAGAGCGCCCGGTCTGGGGCACGGTCACGGTGCCGGTGTAGTCGAACACCGGCAGCAGCGCCACCGCAGCCTGCACGCTGGCACGGTTCACTTCGTCAACCAGCACGACGCTGGGCTCTGGGCTGGTCAGGGCCTCCCAGAACTCGGTCGGGGCGAAGGTGTAGTAGCGCTGGCCGTTCTCGTCGGTGACGCTCTGGGCCATGCCGCCGAACCATTCGGCAGGCTCGACCTTGCCGTCACCGTTGACCTTGATCAGGCGCAGGCCCTCAGCCTCAGCCAGAGCCTCGACGGTGGTTGTCTTGCCGGTGCCAGTCGGCCCGGTCAGGAACAGCACGCACGGGTCACCGTCAGCGGCCATGGCCCGGGCCTCAGCCCACGCCTCGCGCATGTCCTTCGAGATGATCACGTCAGACTGTGCGGGCTTGGCAGCACGCTTGGCCGGTGCGGGCTTGGCAGCCGGTGCCTGAGCCACGCCCACCGATGGGGTGGCCACGCTGGCCGTCAGCGGTGGCACCGCAGCAGCCGCCGTGGCCGGTGCGGGCACCGTGCTGGCAGCCCTCGTCGTGCGGAGCGTGCCAGCCGTGCGGCGCTTGGCGGTTGACTTGCCCGACCAGCCGCCGGGGCCGGTGGCACCGGGTGCCACCAGCCTGACCGCACCACCAGCCAGCAGCGGGGCTTTCAGTGCCTGACCCCAGCGCAGGTCGTGGCCACCAGTGCGCCAGTCGCGGCGGACCTCGACGCCCTCGTCGCGCAGCAGGGCGTTGAGCCGCTGCACGACCTCAGCCGGGATGCTGGTGCGGGCAGCGCTCTTGCCGTAGTCGTAGGTGTTGACCGTCAGCGCTCGTGCCGATCCCGGCAGCGTGGTGTGAACCTCGACGCTCACCGCGTGGTCGGTGCTGGTGACGGTCAGGGTCAGGGCAGCGGCCCCGACAGCCAGCACGCTGTGCTGGTCAACCTGCGCGGTGCTGCCGCCACCCTTGGTGGTGGCCACGTGCTGCAGGTCAGCGAGTGTGGGGTAGACGATCCGTGGCATTGGTGCGTGTCTCCTGTCCGTGGTTGTCCCGGTGCCCATCACGGCCCCGGCCCCGGCGCTTGGTCGCGCCGTAGGCGCTCAGTCTAGGGCCTGTGCGGTCAGGGCGCAAGTCGGGTGCCAAGCACGCGGCAGTGATCTGGCCGGAGAATGTGGTGCGGTCACGCACCGGCTGGCTGGCGCAGCGTGCGTGGTTCACGCTCAGTCGGTCAGGTCGAAGGTCGGTCGGGTAGCGCTCGTCATCCTGTGCGGCCATGGGCTGGCAGTAGTGAAGGGTGCATGTCCGCAGCCCTCCGACCCGGCCCGTAGGTAAGCAGGGTGGGGTGCCAAGGTCTGCACGTATGGCCCCCCCTGCCGGGGGCACGGAGACGGACCATAGACCGGTCCCCCCGGGGATTCTGGCCGAGTGCAGGGGGGTGGGGGAAGTCTGCCTCTCTGGAACATTTGAGCGTGAAACGGGCCCCTGAGACGGTCAGTTGACCTTCCCGCGAAGCTCGTCGGAGGCGAGCGTAGCGAGCCGAGACGGAGCGAGCGGCGCGACTGGGGATTGACAGACCTGTGTAGAATCGGTCCCGTTCGGAGGTTCCCGAGGGAGCCGGAGGGCCGTGAGGCCCGCAGGCGACCGAGGGGACCGAGGAACGAGTCCCGGGGTTGAGTTCACCTCCCCCAGTCGTACCGAGGGTTCGACGCTGCGGCGTCTCACCCTCGGCGAACAGGGACAGGCCACCCCTATACTCGCGCCATGACCTTCCGCATCCGCTGCGCGCACCCCGCCGACATGGCGCGCCTGCGCCTGTTCAACTGGCCGTGGGTCGGCATCGAGTGCGGCTGGTGCCACCAGCTGTTCAGGGTCTGGCCGCTGCGCTAGACCGCACCATCGCCGCCGTGCCGGGTTGAGCTGTACTCGGCTTGGAGTACCGGTACACGCCGATCCAAGACCGGTACATCAGTACATACAGCGGTTGCACGGTTGCAGTCGATTCCGAGGGATGGACCGCACTACGGGTCGGGCTCGTCCTCCTCGAACACACCGATCTGGCCATCGCTGATGTCGTCCATCAGGCTCGCCCACTCCTCCTCCTCGACCGGTGACGCCACGAAGCGGATGGTGCCGAACTGGTCGCGCCAGAACACGAGGAAGCGATCCGTCTCGTAATGGCGGCGGTGCGGATGGGCGTCGTCCGGGTCGAGGTCGATCTGGATGCGGCTCACTTGCCCGCACAGCGTAGACTCCCGGCATGAGCATCGACACCATCTCCAAGGCCGACGAGATCGCCCTGCAGCTGGTGCGCGGCTATGCGCCCAACGTGACCACCGACCTGCATCCCCGCGATCCGCTGCTGGCCGAGATCCGTCACGAGGTCGAGTCCCACATGCCGGGCTGGAACCTGCGCGTCGAGTACGGCTTCTTCGGTGGCGTGCGTGGCACGCGGCTGTCGATGTTCCCTGACGAGATCACGGTGCAGGACGCCGCGTATGACGGCTTCGCGGGCTACTTCGCCGACAAGTACGGCTCGGGCGGTGACGACCGTGCCGATCCGTAAGGTCAGCGGCGGCTACAAGTACGGCTCGACCGGCAAGGTCTACGCGTCCAAGGCCAAGGCCGCCAAGCAGGGACGGGCCATCGAGGCCTCCAAGCACGCCAAGAAGCGGAGGAAGACCTGATGCCCGCACCCAAGCGCAAGCGCAGTCGAGCCAAGAAGACCATCGGCCCCGGCATGCGCCGTCGCGGCCCGATCATGGGCGGTGCGCTGCCCGCCCCGGGCAACGTGGCGGTCGGCGTGGGACGCGTGCTGGGTGGCATCTTCACTCGCAAGGCCGCCCTGCCGCGTATGGCAGGCACGCCACGCGCCGCAACCCGTGCGCCTGCTGCGCCCAAGCCGCCAACACCACGCTCGCCCGGACCCGGCTGGGAAACCCGCCCCGCCAGCCGACCGACGCAGGCGGCGTGGATCGGGCGACAGGCCAAGGATCTGACCAACCGCTCCGGCGTGCGGTCTGGCGGCGGTGCGGCTGCTCTGCCCGGCATGCGCTCCGGCACGGTCAAGCGCGTGGCACCCCGTGACACGTCGCCCAAGCCGACCGTGGTGCGCGCCGCACAGCTCAAGCGACGGCCCAGCCAGCGCGCCAGCTTCCGCTAGCCGATGCCCGACACCGGCACCTACACCGACCTGCTGGCCAACACCATGGCCAACGCGGTGGCGGCGCAGTGCAACTCGGGCTACCTGCGCATCTACGACAAGCTGCAGCCCGCCACTGCCGATGACGCCATCACCGACCAGATCCTGCTAGCAGAGCTGCGATTTGCTGCTACCGCCTTCCCTGCTCCGGTAGCAGGAGTCCTGACCGCCAACGCCATCGTGGCCGACAGTGCGGCCAACGCCAGTGGCAACGCGGCGTGGTGCCGCATCCTCAAGTCGGACGGCACAACCAAGCTGTTCGACGGTTCAGTCGGCCTGATTGACGACGCGCCCAACCTGATCCTGAACTCCATCGCGCTGGTGGTCGGCCAGCCGGTCAGCGTGTCGTCGCTGGTGTTCGTGGTGCCCAAGGGCTTCTGATGTCCACCCCGTGGCCCAGCCGCTGGGCGGCACCCCGTGCGGCGTGGTCCGGCTCGGGCGTCAACTCGGCTCCCACCACTGGCCCGGCCAGCTGGCGGATGGCACCCGTCAGCTGGGCGGGCTCCGGCCTGCATAGCCGCCCCATCTCGGGCACCGCCAGCTGGGGCCTGCCGCGCATGCGCTGGGGCAGTGACACCCGGCTGGACAGCCGCAAGGTCAGCATCGAGACAGTGCAGGGGTGGACCGACATTGGGCAGCCCTGACTGCGGCATCTGCAACAGCGAGCGGGTCAGCATCATCAACAGCCTGCTGGCTGCCGGGCGTGGACCGTACGCCATCGAGCGCGAGATGAAGCGCCTCGGCCAGCCCACCAAGGCCGCCACCGTCACCCGCCACCGCAGCAGGTGCCTGACCACCGAGGTGCTGCAGCGCTCGCTGTCCAGCAACACCGACTTCGCCACCGCTGTGCGAAACGAAGCGGTCAGGCAGCTCGAAGCGGGCCAGCTCAAGGTGCGCACCACTGATGGTTTGACCGCACAAGGCCTGCTGGATCGCCGCGCCGAGAAGGCCGCCGACCGGGTTCTCCTCGTGGAGATGGCCCGGCTGCTGAGTGGTGCGGGCAAGCTGGGCACAGTGCGGCCACCCGACACCCTGATGGTGCGGGCTACGGTCATCGACGGGCCCACTGATTCAGCAGACCCCGATCTGCTGGAACAAGACGACCTGATGCTGCCCGCCATGCGCCCGGTGTTCAGTGGTCGATGACGACGACTTCCGGGTTGCGCTGCAGCGCGCCCGCTGGGACATCGACTACTTCGCGCTCCGCTTTCTGGGCATCCAAGGCCACCCCGGCCAGCAGCGCTTCTGGAACACCGGCCTCATGCGGCTGGAGGATGGCTGGCGCGCCGCCTACCTGACCATCGCGGTCAGTGCGGGCAACCGTGCGGGCAAGACGCTGGGGCTGGCCGTCTACATCCTGCACTCGACCCTGTTCAAGCTGGGTCTGCCCGCACCGCTGGGCGACAAGGACCGCTCGCTGATGGCGTGGCTCAAGACGCCCTACGACTGGTGGCACTTCGGGCTGCAGGGCGAGGTGGCCGAGCTGGTGCATCTGGAGCTGACCCGCATCCTGTCTGGCACCCACCCCGCCCAGAAGGGGCGCGGCTGCCTGCTGGCCGAGGCGCTGGGCCCCGAGGTGGCCAACACCACCACCAAGGAGCGCGGCGACTACCCGTGGGTGCAGCTGCATCCGGCACTGGGCGGTGGCCAGATCCACTTCCGCTCCACCAGTGAGCGGGCGCTGGGCTCGCTGGGCAAGGAGATGAACGGCATCAGCTGGGACGAGTGCGCCTTCAGCTCAGATTTTGACTTCGTGGTAGACGAGGTGCTGCACAACCGCCGCCTCGGATCGGGTGGCCAGCTCATCCTGATCAGCACCAGCACCGAGGGCCTGACCGCCTTCACCGACCGTTGGAACCTCGGCGATCCGTCCGCGCCGGATCGCTCACCGGAGGCCATGTCGCTGCGCATCTCGACCCGCGACAACGTGGGCTACGGGCTGGACGAGGTGACCTTCGGACGCCTGCTGCAGGGCATGCCGCCGTACCTGATCCCGCAGAACATCGACGGCTACGCCATCGAGGCCAAGTCGGCCTTCTTCGGCGCACAGTCGGTGGACGCCATGTTCACCAAGGCGCTGCCCGAGGACGACATGCCGCAGGACGGCCACCGCTACGCGCAGGGCGTGGACCCCGCCCTGACCTTCGATTCCACGTGGGCGGTGACGCTGGACATGACCAACCCCGAGCAGATCATCGGCGTTCGCGCCCGCCGCAAGACCGGTCGCCAGACCACCTTGAGCGTGTCGGCACTGGTGGCTGAGGGCCACCGCACCTTCACCACCCAGCGCGCCATGTGCTACACCGCCATCGACGCCACTGGCTTCGGCGGCAAGGTGTTCTACGACCTGCTCAACGGGCTGCACCCCATGCGGGCGGTCGAGTTCGGCGGGGCGCGCTCCAAGAAGCTGCGCCTGCTGCTGGACCTCAAGGCTGGCATCGAGAAGGGCCGCATGCGCCTGCCGCGCCACGGCATCTGGCTGGCCCTGCGCCGCCAGCTGCTGGGCTACAAGCTCAACGACCGCAAGATCCAGACGGACGCGGTGATGGCCTTGGCGGTGGCGTGGCACGAGGTCATGCGCCAGCCGAGCAAGGTGGCTGACGACACCACCTTCGACTTCTACGCCGGAACGGTCGAGCCGGTTCGACAAGCAGGAGTACCCTTGCAGCACTTCGGCCAGCGCCGTGTGACGGTGGGACGCCTGAACCTGACCGAGCGAGAGTGAACACGTGACGGTGGCGATCCTCGATGTAGGACGGGCAGTGGCCTACAGCCGTGAGCTGGGCTCGTCCGAGGAGGAGCAGGCGCTGCTGCGCGAGATTGCCGACCGCAAGTATTCGGTGCAGCCCGAGCAGGACCACTTCGCGCAGCTGTGTGATCGCTGGGACAACCTGTACTACCCCGACGATGTGCTGGCGCATGCCGGTGCCAGCCACTGGGCGTGGCATCCCAGTGCGGTCACCCCGGGCAGGTCGCACGTCAGCCTCAACGTGCCGCCGGTGTACGTGGACGTGCCCGCCAGCCTGCAGTCGGTGCCGCCGGTCGAGAACATGGTGGCCAACCTGCCCGACGAGCAGACCCGGCTGCTGGCCTCGCTGGTGGAGCGCATGTACTTCGCGTGGAAGGACGAGGAGGACTACGACCTCAAATGCCATCAGGCCTGCATCACCAAGGGCCTGTATGGGCGCACTGCGGCCAAGGTGTACTGGGACGAGGAGAAGGCCCGCCCGTGCGTGACGGTGGTGGACCAGCCTCGCAACCTGTACCTCGGCTGGGGCAGCTCCGACTACACCAAGCTCAACTGGGCGCTGTACACCTACCGCCAGTCAGGCGAGCAGGTGCTGGAGGAGTGGGGCCTGTACGTCGAGGCTGCCGAGGATGCTGACGGCAAGCTGATCCCGTACGTGCAGCCCATGGGCTACGCGTCGATGACCACCAGTGCCCGCCCCAACCTCGACTGGCAGAACCTTGAGGTCGAGGTGTACGACTACTGGTATCGGGTGCCCAAGGCCAAGCAGCCCAAGCGCAAGTCGTACGTCGGCGTGGTGATGGAGACGTGGAACGCCATCTTCGTCGGCAACGTGATGGTCAAGAACACCCAGCACGCCGAGTACGAGGGCCAGCTGCCGTACCGGGTGCTGTTCAACACCTACGTGCCCGGCGTGCCCAATGGCCGACCTGAGCTGTTCGACATCGAGCCGCTGCTGCGGGAGAAGGACGAGCGCCTGAGCGAGGGCGCACAGATGCTTGCCCGCACCATCGACGGCCAGTTCTGGCAGCTGGTGGGACCGGAAGCTCCCGACACCGTGCCGTCCGGCGTGATCCCCAAGGCCAACAAGGTCATCGCCCCCGGTGCGGGCAACCGGGTCGAGAAGATCGAGCCGTGGATGCCCGAGTTCCAGCTGGAGGCTTATTTGTCGCGCATCGACCGTGAGCTGGCTGACGTGTCCGGCCTGAACGATCTGCTGCGCGGTCTGGCCCCGGCCACCGTGCTGTCCAGCAGCAAGGCCATCACCGCACTGGTGGCCAACTACGAGGCTCGCATCCGCATCAAGCGCGATCTGTTCTACAAGTGGCGGCGCGAGGTGTGGGAGCTGGCCGCGCACGTGTGGGCCAAGAAGGTTCCCGAGCTGGCTCCCATGCTGGAGGGGCTGGCCCGCCTGCAGCAGACCGCACCATCGCTGACCCCGCGTGACGACATGGAGACTTCGGCGATGGCCACCAACCTCGTCAACTCCAAGCTGTGGAGCCAGAAGCGCGGCATGGATCGGGTGGGCGTCGATGATCCCGAGTCGGAGTCCGACACCATCCGCGATGAGCGCACCGACGCGGCCATGTTCCCCGAGAGCGTGCAGGTCATGGCCCAGCTGATGACGGTGCTGCAGTCGCTGGGCTACGGCCAGCCGCCGGGCGCTGCCGAGCAGCTGGGCCAGCAGGCCCAGAGCCTCGCCGACTTCCGGGGCATGCTGGGTGGTGGGCAGGGCGTGCCGTCCCTGAACGCGCCGGAGGAGCAGCCCATCACCCCGCCCGAGGGGCTGCCTGCCAATGCGCCACCGCCGGGCACCGAGCTGATGCAGCCTGATCTGGAAGCGCAGACCATGACCATCGAGGGTGAGCCGCAGTCGCGTCTGGTGCAGAAGACCCAGATCGCAGGCGGCGGCTAGTGGCTCGCTCCGGGCGCTTCGGTCGTCTGCCACGCGCTGCGCCTGACCTCACCAGCGTCATCGTGTCGATGGCGCAGGAGTACAACAGCCAGCAGGACGCCAACATCATCAAGGCGTGGGAGGAGGGCGGCGAGTTCGAGGGCAAGCCGGTCACCGACCAGATCCTGCTCAAGCACATGCGCCAGCGGCGTGACGCGATCAGCAAGGATGACCCGCTGTGGGAGGAGTGGGACATCCGGCTGGACGAGTACGGCTTCGCCATCGAGGAATCCAAGATGACCCTGAGCTATGCCCAGCACAAGGTCAACGAGACGCAGATGGCGACCTTCTACACCAAGTGGGCCAAGAAGCTGCCGGTCAACTCCGAGGCCTACCGCAACCTGATGCGCAGCGCCGCCCAGTTCATCGACGCCGCCAAGCAGCGCGCTGGCGGTGGTGGTGGCGGAGGCGGCGGTGGCCGAGGCGGCGGTGGCAGCGGGGTCAGCGATGCCGACCTGCAGGCGGTGTATGACCGCAACGAGCGCCAGTACGACATCGCCACCGATGCGCTGACGGCGGCTGCCATCCGGGCGGGCATCCTCGATCCGACCATCAGCGAGAGCGGCGAGGACTTCAACGACCTGCGCGGCGGTGCGCAGGCCGACCACGCCCGCACCCTCAACCTGTTCGACCAGATCAACACCGATCCCAACTTCGCCGACATCAAGGCCTATCTGGCCGAGGAGGGGCTGGGTGGCCTGACCTACGGCTCCTACATCCAGCTGGGTGACTCCAAGCTGGACGGCCTGCGCGGTCGCCTCAATCTGGCGCGTGCGGCAGGTGAGAAGGGCATGGCCAGCGATCTGGAGGACGACATCGCCGATCAGGTCACCTCCCGTGCGCGCTGGGGCGACATTGACGAGATCGCCGCCTACCAGACCATGCGCCACGACATCATCGACCCCATGCTGGGCGCGGTGACCGAGGATGGCCGCTCGTACACCAACCCGTTCGCCATGAAGTCCAAGCTGGACGACTACTTCGGCTATCTGGACCAGCTGGCCGCCAACCCCAATGTCAGCGACGAAACCAAGGGCTTCGTCAATAACGAGCGCATGATCGGGCGCGATCCGACGGTGCTGGGTGCGGGGCGTTCGCTGCAGGAGTACGGCGGTGAGGGCCAGCCCAGTGATGCGCTGCTGGTCGGCCAGAGCTACGAAGCCGCCAACTTCATGATTGACGAGATCAACGCCGGGCGCGCCTTCCTCGCCCTGTCCAACGATTCACTGCGCAACGAAGTGTTCGACATCGTGGCCAGCAACGACCCGCGCCTGCCCGACAAGAGCAGCGGCATGATGGTGGTCATGCCCACCGGCGTGAAGGGTCAGCGCGGGCAGTACACCTACGTCAACTTCACGCCCATCTACGCCGAGCAGACGGTGGCCGATCAGGCACAGGGCTCGCCCGGCAGCATCAGCACTGGCCAGCCGCAGCAGATCGGTGTGACCTACACCGTCAACGGCAAGCAGTACTGGGCCACCAACAACGGCACCAGCATGGACTTCTTCACCCGCGACCCGTTCAACGTGCCTGCCAGCCAACGCCGCACCGACCAGAACACGGGTGCCATCACCATGACCGTGCCGCTGGCGGCTGGCTCCGATCCCAACGCGCCGTTCAACCCCAACAGCGAGATCATCACCGTGCCGACCGGCATGCGCGGCATCTTCGGTGGCTTCACCGGGGCCGCACTGGAGCGCCGCGCCGCCGCCCAGCAGGCGGGCCCCAGCGTCGATGATGACCGTGAGGCAGTGCTGGAGCGAGCGCGCCAGCATGCTGCCGAGCGTGGCCGCCGCCGCTTGGCTGGGCTGTCGCCCGGTTTCGAGCTGGTGGGTGACGTGGCGGGTGCGGTGGGCAACGTGCTGGGCGACATCGGTGGACCGGTCGATCAGCCCTTCGGGCCATACGGCGCACGTGCCGAGCAGCGCGGCCTGCAGACCGACATCCTGCCAACCCAGTCCCGGGTCGGACGTGGCGGGCTGGCGGAGCGGCTGCGTGGCGTGCCGGTGTCCAGCCAGCGTGGTGGCCTGCCCGGCCAGACGGGCGCGGAGCGGGTGGTGCCTGCCAGCATGACCGGGCCAGCCGTCGATCCGGCGGCGGTCGATGACAACCTGTTCCACAGCGAGCGCTTCGGTCAGGGTGCGGAGGCCTACTACTACAGCGACATGGCTGGCCTGCGCGAGCTGCTGAACACGCCCGACCAGCAGATGGCCAAGTGGCTGCAGATCCAGTATCAGGGCGACGAGGAGGCTGCCGCTGCGGCGTGGGCCGACTGGCGACTGATGCGTGATACCGGCGTCGGGCTGGCCAATCGGGAGTACGGCATCATCCAGCTGGAGAACGCCAAGCAGCGCATGGGCCCCGATCCCGAGCTGGCTGGCCGCACCAACGGTCGTTTCGAGCAGCTGTTCAAGCCAACCGCCAGCACCATCGAGGAAGGTGTGACGCCGCGCACCGAGCGTCAGGTTGCCGACTGGGAGGCCAGCCGCAAGCAGGTCATGCTGGAGAACACGCGCAGCCGACTGGACATGGGCGCACTGAACGCACCGACCATTCGCCAGCCGGAGATGAAGCTGCCCACCTTCGGCGACCTGAGCGCCTACATGTCGCCCCAGTTCCGAGCCATGCAGGCCGCACAGCAGGCCCGCACCACCACCAGCAAGCCGCCCAAGACCGCACTGCCCGGCCCGGCAGCGGCACCCGGCCCGCGCTCGCCGGTCAACGTCAACCTGCCGCTCACCCCGGCCCAGTACGCGCCGCCCGTCGCACGCCCGGCGTTGTCCGCACCACGCACCGCAGCTCGTGCGCCCATCGCGCCGCGCTTGGTGCCCACCGCGCCGCGCCCGATTGACGAGGACGAGCGTGACGAGGAGACGCGTCGCCTGACCTCGCCGACCACCGCGCCCAAGCTCAAGACGCGGCGGGGCACCGGCACCAGCTACACCCTGCGCTGATGGGTGGCTACGGCGGTCCTCGCTTCCCGGGCCGGGGCGGCAGTGGCGGCAACCCGTATCGGGTCCGCTTCCCGACCCCCTTCCTGCAGCAGAGCCAGAGCCAGTTCAGTGCTCCGGCGCAGGGCGTGCCGTATGGCACCAGCAGCGTGCCCACCAAGCCCATCGTGCCCGGGCCGCTGGACATCTACCAGTTCGACAAGGGCCGCGCCTACCAGAACATCGGCAAGTTCGGGGTCAACCTGATGCCACCGGCCCACGGGCCGGGGCGACCGGACGCCATGAACTTGGCCGCACCATCCATGCCGCGTCAGCCATTCGAGGAGGCTGGCTTCTTCGAGGGACTGCTGGGCGGCGTGGCCGGTTTCACCGGCAACGAGGCGGTCGCCGGACTGGGCCGCTTCGTGGGCAGCGTGGTGGATCTGCCGATGGAGGCCATCGGCAACGTGGCTGGCCTGCCGCTGGCGGTGCTGTCCAGCCTGCCGGTCCACATGCGCCCGGGCGGCATCGACCCCGACATCATGGAGCAGTACAACCAGAGCACCCGCGACAACCCGCTCAACGGCATCCTGATGTACAGCCACGCCGCCAAGAGCCAGTGGTCGCGTGATGTGCAGGCCGGGCGTATGACAGGCCTGATGGGTGACGTGGGGCCAGCGGTGGCGCTGACCGACCAGCTGGGACTGGCCATGCAGGTGCTGCTGGCCAAGCCACAGCAGGCCATCATGCGTGCCTTCGGTGGCGCGGCACTGCCGTCCATCGAGGCCATCGAGGAGGCCGCCCGCAGCGCCGGTCCCGACGAGGAGATCAGCAACCCCTTCTATCAGGAGCTGCAGCAGCGGCTGGAGCGTGGCGACTTCGGCACCATCGGTGCGCGCACCACGCGAGACAAGCTGATGGACGAGATCGTGGTCCGCAACCAGCTGCTGCGTGACGCTGGCGACCCCGATCAGGAAGGGCTGGTCACCGGGCAGGGCCTCGCCGACATCGCCGTGTCACTGGCCACCGACCCATGGCTGATTCTGGGTGGGGTCAGCGGCCTTGCCAGCAAGTCGCTCAAGGCCGGGCAGATGGCGCGCTCCGCCAAGTTCCTGCAGCTGTTCGGTGATCCGGCGGCAGTCGAGCAGGAGATGGCCGAGGCGGCGGTGCGGTTGGTGCCGCAGCTGGGTGATGTCAACCGTGCGCGTGCGGCCATGCAGGCCGATCCGGGGCTGCAGTTCCAAGCCATGCGTGAGGTGGGCAGCCAGAGCAAGTACGCCTCGCAGTTCAACGAGGCCATGGATGCGGCCAGCTACATCCAGAAGTGGAACCAGACGTGGGAGCCCGCACTGCGACCGGTGATGGCCACCATCCGCACCCTCAACGATCCGCAGCGCCTGTTCGGGGTCGGTGCACCCGGCAAGCTGGCCGACACCATCTTCAGCTCGCACACCGCCGAGGGTGTGCTGCGTGCCTACGATCTGGACACCTTCGTTGGGGTCCGTGATGCGCTCAACGCGCTGCCCAACGAGACGGGTGCGCGTGCCCAGCGTGGGCTGGGCGTGTACGTCAGCAACCTGACCCGCACCTACTTCCGCAACGGGCTGGTGGACGACATCCGGCGGCGCGGCACGGTTGACTTCGCACACACGCCTGACGAGCTGATCGAGGCGGGCCAGCGTGGCGTGCGCGGCAAGGACGTGGCTGACGACATCGAGCAGCTGGCGCTGCGCGTCAAGCCGCTGTATCTGGACCGCACCGAGGGCGGGCTGGTGCGGGCACGCGAGGAGGCGCGCAAGCGGCTGGAGCTGCTGGGAGCCAGTCCCGACGAGGCAGTCGAGCTGAGTGCCAAGCTGGATCGGGATGGTGCGGCCTTGATCGACGCCGCCTACTTCGGGCACACCACCGAGGAGTTCTTGGCCGCACGTGACATGGCCATCAAGAGCGCACTGCCCGATGCCGAGCGGCTGACCCCGATTGGCCCCCGCCAGCTGACCATGCAGGGCGCACGTGGTGTGCTCGACAAGCTGGACAACGGCGACATGGATGCAGTGCGCGCAGACGTGGAACGCTATGGCGACCTGTTCAGCAACGTGGCTGCCGACCAGAGCGACGCCGATCTGCGCCAGCAGGTGACCGCACTGCTGACTGACTGGATCGACAACAACGCGCTGCCCGCCGAGCTGACCGATGCCCAGATCGCCAAGCTGGGCCCCGGGCTGGGCGACTGGGTGGCTCGCAACTCTGACCTCGGCTACCGCCCCGCCCTGCGTCCCGAGCAGATGTGGAGGGTCACAGAAGCCGATGGGCAGGTGGTCGGCATCTCGGCATGGACCGAGCTGATCGGCACCGCCTCCGACATCAAGCCCTACAACCGCTTCACGGTGGCCAAGGACTTCCTGTTCCACGAGGTGCGTGGCACGCGGATCATGAACGACGCTCGCATCCGCATGGCCCAGCACCTGTCCAGTAAGTACGGCATCCCACAGGACCGCGCCAATGCCTTGTTCAGCCGCGTCATCCGCTTCTCGCGTGAGAACAACGTCACGCCACGCGGTCTGGACGGCGAGCAGATCTGGAATCTGGTGCGCACTCATGGGCTGCCGCAGGACATACAAGACGCCATCGGCCATCGCGGTGCGGTCGAGGCCCTGAACATCGCCTTCGAGGGCCGCACCCGCCACGTGGGTGCCACCCAGAAGTTCACCGGCAAGCTCAAGTCGGGCATGGGTGGCCAGACAAACTGGCTGGGGGTGATGACCGAGAAGATCTACCCGCTGGTGCGCTTCACGCTCAACCCGCTGTTCCAGATGCAGGAGCTGATGGAGCCCTTCATCCTCAACATCATGCGCGGCGTGAAGCCCGGCTTCCAGCCTGACACGGTGATGGTCAACGGCGAGAAGTTCAGCTACGACGAGCAGACCCTGCATCTGGCCGACATGCTGTTCCGCGACTCCAAGTACGCGCCAGCTGACCAGATCGAGTACGGGCGCAGTGCGCTGTGGGGAGCCGAGGCCGGTCGCAAGCTGATGGGCCCCAGCACCCGGCTGGGCAAGCTGGGCAATATGCTGTCGGTGGGCGGTCGCCTGAATGTGAAGCGGGTCAAGGAAGTCAACACGGCGCGTGCCCTGCGCCGTGAGCTGGGCAAGCGCCTGACTGACAGCTGGGCACAGGTGGACCCCAGCTTCATGCCCAAGATGATGGCCCACTACAAGACCGACGATGCCGGTGAGGTCGGCGTGCGCTGGCTGCTGGAGAAGGCCAGTCGCGGCTTGGCTGGGCCGGACCTGCAGAACTACGACAACTTCATCGAACTGCTCAAGGCTCCCGATCTGGGCGAGCGTGCGGCCATCGACCTCGATGGTGTGGTCACCATGTTCGAGGATGTCGATACGGTTGCCGACCTGCAGCTGCGGGTGCGCTCCGGCGAGCTGACGCAGGACATCTTCCGCAACCGGATGATCGAGAAGGGCGCACATCCCGAGTACGTCAACCGGGCATGGAGCACCGCCAGCTCGCCGTACAGCCCCGAGGAGTGGTGGGCGCACTACACCGACACGCTGGGCCTGAGCGACCCCAAGGCCACCGAGTCGGCCCGTGCCTTCTTCACCGCCCGGGCAGCCACCATGGGCAAGCCCGAGCATGAGCTGCTGGCGACCCTGATGGCCGACGTGCCGATGGGCATTGACGAGCGGGCACTGGCCGCACTGGACGCCACCCAGCGCAAGGTGTTCCAGTTCATGCACCGGGCCGCCGATGCCAGCGAGGGCGTGCCGACCAGCGTGTCAGCCGCCATCGACAACTTCAGGAAGAAGACCCGCTTCGCCGACCGCGAGCACTTCGCCATCATCGACAGCGACGGCAACATCCTCGCCGAGGGCCTGCAGGACGAGGGCTGGCTGCAGCACCCCAACGGCATGGTGACTGGTGCGGGCTTGGGAGACGAGATCAACCCGCACCTGCCGTTGCTGCGCGAGGGCAACCACATCCTGATCCACAACCACCCATCCCTCAATCCGTTCTCCCCCGCCGACATGGGCACTGCCGCCCAGTACGACGCTGCCGAGCTGTGGATCACCGCTCCCGGCGTGACCCACCGCCTGCTGCCACCGCAGGGCCTGTTCGGACGCGGCAGCTTCCGTGAAGGGCTGGAGGACATCATCGGCGAGGTGCCGCCTGATGTGCCGCCCACCGGCCTGTCGCTGGACGAGGCGATGGCCACCATGGACAGTGCCGACGAGTACTGGAACGAGGTGCGCAGCTGGATCAACACCGAGTGGCGCGCTGCGGCCAACGCCGACTACCGCCACCTGCGCGCCACCAGCAACTACTACTACGGTGACCCCGACGAGGACTGGCTGGCGGGCTTCGACTCCATCGCCACCACCTCCGGCGTGCAGCGCGTGGCCGACCAGCTGGGCTGGGAGTATCAGGCCGTGCGCGACTTCAACCTGCCCACCGATCCGGTCGAGCTGGCCGAGGCGCACCGTGCCTTCGCCGCCAACCCGCCGGTGCATCTGGCCCAGAAGTACCCGGCCCACTTCGCCTCGCTGCCACCCGAGGTCCACCCGCTGGCCGGGCAGACCACCGCCTTCGAGTACGACACCAAGTATCTGGACTGGCTGATCGACCTGCCCGATGACGGCAAGCGGGTGGCGATGGATACGGTCGAGAACTTCATGCGTGCCGAGCTGGCTCCGGCCCTGCACGTGGGGGTGGCCGACGTGCGGCGAGCGGAGGGTGGTTGGATCTCGCCACCCGGTGACTTCTACGAGAACGTCAACAGCGTGCACGAGGTGTTCGGCTCACGCGAGGGTGAGCGCGCCTACGCCGCCTCGCTGACCTACCTGCTGCGGCAGGCCGAGGTATACGGCTCGCGGGTCAAGGCCGGGCGCACGGTGGCTAACCATGCGGTCGGCGAGCGCTGGGCGCTGCACTACACCGCCGACCGGGCGCTGACCGATGCCGAGGCCAGCGAGTTGCAGCGGGCCATCTCCAAGGCCACACCCGCACTGCGCGGACAGGGCAGCATGGTGGTCACACGGACTGATGGCCGCACTGCCATCCAGTTCATCCGCGACATCGACCGCACCGAAGGCAGCGTGGTGCTGGATGACTTCTACACCGACGAGCTGGAGGCCGAACTGCTGACGGCTGATCTGTCAGCGTTCGACTACAGTGTCGAGGTCAATCCTGACGTGGTGGACTTCACCCGCGTCTCACATGACTGGGAGGCAGATCCGAGTGGGCAAGCTCTCCTCGCGGAGATCCGTCAGTACGCCCCAGACGTGGCGGGGCAACTGGAACGTGGGCTCGGCGAAAGGTTCACCAACGTCCTCGGCGACGCCATCCGCCGCCAAGCGCCCGACGCCTTCGACGCCCGCATCGCCGAACTCCGTGCCAGCGGCCAGTCCGTCCCCGACTTCCGAGTCCCCGGCGAGTACGCCGCCCAGCCCCTCGCCGGGCGTCCCACCCTCCACCTCTACGGAGGGCGAGACTGGGTAAGGAACCGGGGGCGCATGACGCTGTGGGACAAGCAGGGCTACAAGTCCCAGCGCCCCAACCCGTCGCAGGTGTACAGCTCTGACCCTGACCTGTGGCTGGACCTCATGCACGGCGTGTGGGATAGCGTGGCCAAGAACATCTCCGGCAGCCACGCCCGCTTCAACATGTTCGGCTGGGCGGCACACACCGCCAATGCTGGGCTGGAGGCCACCGAGGGTGCCTTTGCCCGCCAGCGCATGCTGGTCGGTGGCATGGGCGACGAGTTCGACCGCGCCATCCGCATCCGCAACACGCTGCCGCCCGCCTACAAGAGCGACGAGTCGGCGCTGGGCATGGCCTTCCAGCTGGACGAGGGTGGCTACATGCCATCGCTGCACACCGCTCACATGCGCTGGCTGGACGCCGAGCAGCGCACCGCCGTCGATGACTTCGCCCGCAACGCCAACGAGCGCATGCGTGCGGCCACCAGCGACGAGCAGCGCGAGCAAGTGGCTCGCACCCTGCAGGCCCAGCTGGACAGCGCTGACGGGCTGAACAAGTCCAGCCGCAGCCTGAGCGTGACGGTCACTCCCTACCCGACCGCCACCATCACCACCGGCATGTACGCTGAATCCGAGCTATCCGACTTCGTGGCGGTCGCCAATCCGAACCTGCGCTACCGGGGCAGCAACACCTCCCGCACGTGGGGTCGGGTCATCAAGTGGCTGACCGAGGGGCCGTGGACCGACGAGTCGGAGGAGGTGCAGCTGTTCCTGCAGCAGCAGGACTGGGAGAGCATGGACCAGTACGTGATGCGCATGGCCAGCGTGCTGCCCGGCATCGACATGAAGACCGCACTGCTGGCGGGCCAGACCGTCAGCCCGGCGGGCATGACCCGTGCGGCCTTGGATACCCACGGCGTGCGCTACACGGTCAGCATGGCGCACAAGCGCGGCGAGCTGGGACGCTACCCGCTGCCCGATCCGCCCGGCAGCAGCAAGGCCCGCCCCGGCAAGATCCGGGCGTACCACTACACCCGCGACATCGACGCCGTGCAGCGCAACGGGCTGGACGTGAAGCACGCCAAGGGCGAGACGTATGGCGAGCCCAACGCCATCTGGTTCAGCACCGCCATGCCCGATCCCGACAGCACCAACTTCGTGGAGGTCTGGATCGACCCGTCCGAGGTGGACATCGGCTCACCGGCGGGAGGCATGTTCGATCCGCGCTATGCCGACCGCTTCACGCCTGAGCAGATTCAGGAGCAGATCGACCTGATGCACGCTCGCAGCAGCAACTTCACGGTCAAGACCGCACAGATCAAGCCGCGCCGCTTCACCACCGTCAGCCGTCCGCGCTACCAGCGTGCGCGCTATCTGGACGAGAACGTGCCACCCGGCGAGGGCGTCGATGCCAGCCAGTTCGACTACATGCTGGACGACCCCGACTACGCGTGGGCCATCAACGAGTGGAAGAAGGGCTTTGGCCCGCCGGGCCTGACCGATGGCCTGTCCCGTGGCTACGCCCGCCGCCTGCACGACGAGCTGGACCGGGTGCTGGCCGGTGGCAAGTCGGCCTTTCCGTCGCCCGAGGCTCGCAACATCAGCCTCGTCAGCGGCAAGTACCTCAAGATGGAGTGGGGCCCCGAGAAGCTGGCCCACATGCGCTCGCGGCTGGGCCTGATCAGCGACAGCGCCAAGCGCGAGATGTATGACAACGAGGACGTGCTGCGCCACGTGGCGGCCACCAACGGCAAGGTCATGGAGTGGGGTGGCGACTACCAGCGGATGTGGGACTACTTCGACGGCCCGCTGCGCCAGCACGAGGTGGATCGCCTGCGTGGTGCGGGCTACGAGGCGGCTGCCGACGACGTGGCCCAGCTGCCGGGTGGCCAGTGGCAGTGGCTCAAGTTCGACCACGTGCGCGGTGATCAGGGCATCCCGTTCGACCCGCACGTGTCGATCACGCGGGGCATCGAGTCCATGCCCAAGCGCTCACCGTATGACCTCGACCAGAGCATCGGCCTGACCCGCCGCCGCAGCCCGCAAGACCCGTCGTTCTCGATGCTGTTCCACGAGCAGGACGGTGCCTATCTGGGGGCCAACGTGATGATGGATGACGCCCGCCGCATCCTGCTGGCTACCCAGAAGACCAACGCCAAGACCGGTCTGCACGAGATCACCCACGCGCTGGAGGCCACGCTCGATCCGTCCCAGAAGCAGGTCATCATCAACGAGTTCCGTGCGGCCACTGGCAGCCAGCGGCGGGTGTGGCACCCCGACATGAGCGAGTGGTTCGCGGACCAGATGGAGGTCTACCTGCGCAGCATGCAGGCTGGCCATCCGCTGCGTGGCCCGTTCGAGTACGTGCGCCGCCAGTGGAATCGGATGGACAAGACCGCACAGCAGCGCTTCCTGTCGGCCCAGACCCAGCGGGCCCGCAATCAGGCGATTGCCAAGGGCCGCCGGGCGGTAGAGCGCACCAAGGCTCCGCTGCGCGAGGCCAACAACGAACTCCGTGCAGCTGAACGGATCGAGGCCAATGAGCGCACCGCGCTGACCCGGGCCCGGCGACGGACACAGGCCGATGTGCTGGAGGCACGCCACGGTGAGGCCATGGACCGCCTGACCCAGCTGGAGGAAGCGGCCAAGAACGCCGAGGGCGCACTACGCACGGCTGAAGCTGAAGCCGCGCAGGCTGAAGCCCGGCGGCAAGCGGCAGCTGGAACCCGTAGTGCGGGCAACCTTGGCCGCACTGCGGCCCGTCGCCGCGCTTCAGCTGAAGCCGCTTCAGCCGAGATCAAGCGCCTGAAGGGCGAACTCAAGCGTGCCCGCAAGGCGACCAGCGACACGGGAGCCAAGATGCGCGGTGCCCGGCGTCGTACGCCGCTCACCGATCTGGAACAGAAGGCCAAGGCCGCCAGCGAGGCGCGCATCAAGGCAGCGGCCAAGCAGGCCAAGGCACAGGACGCGGCGGATCGTGCGGCCAAGACGCTGGAGGAGGGGCGGGCCATGCCCAGCAAGCCACCTCCGGCATCGGTCAGCCTCGCTCCGATCAGCGATGCCATGCGCAAGCTGGGTGACGAGCTGACCATCCCGGCCCGGCCCGAGCTGCCCAAGACCGGCCCCGGCTCATCCATCGACATCGGCACCCACTACAACCTGCAGGAGGAGGCGCTGTACCAGTCGGCCAAGTACGCGTTCAGCGCTGCCGAGGACAACGCCTTCGCGCTGCACTACTACCGACGCGGGCGCAACACGCTGGAGCGCTCCATCAACCACCCCTACCTCGGGCTGTACCCGGCGTCATACATGTGGGGCAAGATCCTGCCCGAGCTGACCCGCTTCCTCGTGCGCACCCCGTTCGGCATCGAGGCCCCGCTGGGTGGGCTGGCGCTGTCCAACAACATCTACCGGCAGGTGATGATGCAGCAGCAGTACGACGAGGACTTCCGGCGCGAGATGGTGGAGCGCGAGGACTTCTTCCACCTGCTGGCCATGCTGACCCCGGCCCTACCGTGGGAGATCCCGGTCAACGCCCCGCTGTGGGCGCGCCGCGTGGCCGAGGCGGATGCCGAGCATGTGCAGGCGATGGCCTCAGGTGACCCGGACGCTCCGCTACAGAACCTCGAAACCTTCGGCGAGACGGTCAGGGAGATGGGCAACTACGCCTTCGGCCCGGCTAGTGCGGCCACCACCGCCACGGCTGGCATCAGCCAAGCCTTCGGGCTGGGCGATGCCGTGTTTCAGCAGGCCAGCAACCAGATCAGCAACATCCTGAACGCCGGTCACACCGGGGTGCCGATCAGCCAGCAGGCCGCACCATTCGTGCCGCCCGAGGCGGTCGAGCCGGAGGAGGCCTTCAGCCAGCTGGCCCAGCAGCCCTACGTCGCACCGTAGGGAACTCGACGTAGTGGTCGTGGTCCCGGTGGCGGCTGTTCAGGTGGATGTCGCACACGTACATGTCGTCATCGAAGCACCACGCGTACGCACCCAGCTCGCAGAACTGCTTGCGGCTGTGCTCCCAATCGGCGCGGCTTTCCAGCGGCCCCTGATGGCCGACCGCGATCTGCTGGTGACAGACCAGTAGTTGGGCGCGGTGCGGTGGGACAGTCACCGCACAAGCCTACCTCCGTCTGGCGCGGGTCCGAGCGTTGAGCAGCAGCAGTGCGCCCAACAGCATCAGCGCCGTCCCGGCCACCAGCCCCACGCCCTGCACCACCGGTAGTGCGGTGTTGGGAACCAGTGGCACTGCAGGCGGTACTGCGCTGGGTGTCGGGCTGACCGCAGCCGCGTTGCAGACCGGGCAGTCCACCACCCCCGAGGCCAGCACTTCGGTGTCAGCCGCGTTGCTGATCGACCACGCGTGCGTCCCCGGTGACACGATCACGTCACCGACGGTGCCGTCACCAAAGGTGTTCTGCAGGGTGACCAGCTGACCGTCCACCCGCACGTTGAGCAGGATGATCAGCAGCAGTGCGCGGCGTGCGCTGAAGCGGATGGCGCTCTGGCCATCAGGGATCTCTAGTGCGGTCATGCCAGCCGTGAAGTTGGTCGAGGCGGTGGCATCCAGTGGACAGACGGTGACGCTGAACTGCTCGGCCTGCGGCGGGGTGCCGGTGGGGGTCGGGCTGGGCGTCGGGGTAGGACTGGGTGTGGGAGTCGGCGTCGGGGTCGGGGTCGGGGTGGGCGGTGGTGGCGGTGG